AATTGGTGCTTTGTCCCAAGCAGAGTCAGTTAGCTTTTGTCGATCACTCCAATTAACTTGGGTAGAGTTATTAGTTCTCATCCAGTCCATAAATCGCAAACACTTAAAGCCAGTCCATTGCGAGATAAATCTTGGATAAAAAGGATCTGTTAAGTAGTCTGTCTCATTAGCTATAGGTAATACTCTTATATTTCTAATATAGTTACCTGTATTATTTGGATCAGTAGCTAGTATCGAGACAAGAAAGTTTCCTTTAGGAGCATTAACTACTAGTCTTCCTTGTGAGCTTTGGCTTGGAGTTATTACTATATTATTAGCTTTAATTCTTAGAGTTCCTTCTCCGTCATAAAGAATGACGAACTGGTTATCAACAAAAGTGTTGAAATAAGCAGAGATAAAAGTATAAGTACGTGATTGATTGTTGAGCGGTGTTAAACTTCTAACCCATCCATTTGCATCTTTATTTAGTTTTGTTTGTTCGCCTGTATTCCAAGTATTGTTAGTCTGAGTTAACCACTGTTGCGAAGTTTTAAAGTGATCTTTAAAAGGAACCTCAGAAGAGTAGTAACTAAGTTGATTTAGATTAGTCCCTATTGGTCTTGGCATACGATTAATTGTATTATTTTCTTTAACTCTAACAGATTCAGAAAACTAACTTTGAGCTACAACAATTAACCAAATTTATCGGAAAATATCTTTACTCAAAACAAAAACACCAGAGGGTTTTCCAGTGTTTTTGTTGTTAATCTGAATTTTGAAAACTTTAATCAGTAATAAATTCCAAGTCTTCTATAAGGTTGTCAATTAAATCATACTCTGTTGCTAGAACAAGAGTATGATTGGTTAATGTATTTACCCACCAGTAGTGAGTAAGGTTGGCACTGTCAGGATTAAATACCCACTCAGATAGTTCTTCTTTTGACACCTCTATACCAGTGTTAAACCAGCAAGAGTTCATTTCATCAACAAGAGAGCTTTTTATATTCTCTTGTTGAGTGTATTCATTATCAGTAGTTGGGTCAAGTTCCCAATACTGTGCTATTTTATTGTTTATTTCTTTTATAAGTTCTTTAGGAACTCTTTTTATCTCTAAAACTTTTTTTACTTCGTTGTTCATATCTAAACACCCATTTAACTATTAGTAGTGTAACAGTTAACTGGGCGTTTGTCAAGTGTTTATAGATGATAATAACCACCTTATATACCAGTTGTTATTTGGCTCTTAGACTTGGGTACAATTCGTTAATTTTTTGAGACACGTAACCCAACTGTTCAATCGTTATGTCATTGTTTTCAACTATATTGTCTAAGGTTTCTAGATAACTATTTTTAGGTACAACGGTTAAATAAATAACCTTACTCCAATCTTCAATCATGTTAAAAGTATTTTGGTAACTTGAGCCGTACAAAACAATCGGGACGGCAATCAATGAAGAGTTCATAAGCATACTTAAATGATAATTACAGTTTTCGCTCATGCATCCAAACTCATGCCAGCAGCGTGCAAATGTCCTCCTCCCGAATATGCCTTAGCTAAAGCACTAGCATCGCCATCGTCCCGACTACGTACTGAAAATATTTTCTTACTTCCTACCTGATACCAACAAGCAGCAATATTAGTATTGTACTCAGACATAATCGCCTGACAGGTTTCAGAAGGATAATTCTGAGTATTGCAAGCTTTGATTGTTTCCCCATTGGGTAGGGTTAGATCGTATGCTCTTTTTACTTGGGTTTTAATAACTTGGTCTTGTTGTTTGAGGAGGTAAGAACCGGCGTTATATAACGCTTCAAGGGATCTCCACTCGTCTTCGATTAGTTCATACCAAGTTCTAAAGGTTTTTTCCTCTAACCATAAAGCTGCTGTAATTGCCTTGGTTTCAGGATAGTAAAACCTCCATAAATCCCTATCTTCAATATGTCTTAACAATTGGGGAATCTTTTTGTCTAGGTTGAAATATTCCCAAGCAATCACACAGCCTGATCTCTCCATATCAAATACCGAGTCTTTATAACTTAGTAAATCTTGCTGAGCAGTCTTATGGTGGTCTAAAACCACTACTCTCTTGTGTATTTTTTGTTGTATTAGTAGTTGTTCTAAAGGGTAGCTAAAATCTACTATATAAACTTCAGAACCTATTAGCAAGTTTTCTGGTGGTTCTTGACCATATTGAACAGGGATGTATTCAGCATCGTCGCCAAACTTGCACCATGCGGCATAAGCGGCACCAAACCCATCTAGACAATTGTCATGATATAGTACATAAATCATTTTGTCTCCTTTGATTGGATAAATAGCCAGTTTAACGACTTGGCTTAGGTCACATCAATTTTAAAACGGTATTGCGTCAAAATCAGGTTGCACTTCCTGATAAGAAACTGACTGCACAGTTTCTTTCTTGTGAGTGTAAGTAGGGAAGTCAGCAAAAGACTCAAATAAACTTACTATAGTTTGTCCTACTTCGGTATCCTTACCGATATAAAGTTTATCAAAAGCCTCTGTAGTGGTCTCCACTTGTCTTTCTCTTACTGTTTTAGTAACAGAGATACCAACCTCACCTAGGGTAGGAACTTTATAACTTTGTGGCACAACAAATGCTGCTTTCTCTCCATTCTTGTGATAACCAAAACTCACGTCAAACACACACAAAGCATGAACAAGATTACTGAACCTTGTTCCTACAGGTTTCTTAGTTAACTGTGCAATAACTGCATCTACTTGTCCATAAAAATCTTGAAGAGCAGATCCTATACTCCCCCCTGGTCCTTTTCCCATGGGAAGAGATAAAGGCAAAGCATGCAGAGGTTGATTATTTTGATCTAGTAAAAGAACTAGGTTCCTTGTCTTCATTCTCCACTTTTTTTTAACACCTTGTTGTTCTTTTTCTTCCTTAGCTGCATCGGTCAGTTGATCATTGCGATAAGCAAGGTCTTCAAAAACAAAGCGTCCTTGCTCGTTCTTTTTCTCAATCTCTGGAGCAGAGCGATGAAGAAAAACTATTCTTGCAGAAGTAGTAATATATCCTTCTATTTCCTTTTCTTCTACTCCTAAAATGGCTGTATATTCAGCCCATTGAGTAGTAGAAGAAAAACCTATTTGCTCAGCCTGTTTTTTAGGAAGAAATAAACCATAAGGGATGTTACCTCTTTTAATCTCTTTAAGAGTACCTTTAGGGTTGATAAACTGAGCGTAATTTAAAGACTGTTTTCCAGTAGCTTCTTGACATTCAAAATCTGCAACGTTGACATTGGTAATGACTGCTAAGTTTGACATTTTGTTGACCTCTTTATTGATAAGTTAGTGATATTTATTTCCCTCTATTTTAACACAACAAATTAACCTATTGAGGGAATAAATAGGTTAATTTACTAACTAAAAAGGGATAGAGAATGTCTCACTTATTCGGCATTTCCTGGCATACGGTCTACCAGAATTTACCTCTACTCCACGAATAAAAACTACATCTGCTGCTGTACGAAACGTTGATGCGATCTTAATAGGTACATAGTAGCGTTTCATCCACTTTTCACCATCTCCACATACCCAGTCAGAAATAACTTCTCCTCTTGTTAAATCTGCTGCTGAAATAGAAAAGGTTTCTTCAGGTGTGTAAGTGTCCCAAGTATTGCTGTATAATTGATGCATGGCTTGTCTCCTTTGTTTTTTGATGTTTATGAGCCATGCCAAGGGATTGTTAGCGCTTCCCCTTGGCTTCATGTTTTATATAATACTCTCGAAACCGATAGATTGTCAATAGGAAAATAAAATATTTTTTATAAAGTTTTGTTAAGGTAAATGGATAGTAAGAACATATTAGATCAGGACTTATCAGCTATTATTGGTGTTTGCCAAATAATAGAAAAAGGAATGGCTTTTCCTCCTGAAGGAGTACTTAAGAAAACTTCTTTGCGTGCTTTACGTATTTATGGACTACTTACGTATGAAGGGAAAAAGGCTTCTGATATTGTTATTGATTACAAAAATCGCTATCAAGAGTCTATCGGGCTGGAGAGAGTAATAACTTTACTTTCGTCACTTCAGCAACACGGAGCCCCAATAGCCTGCAACAAAGAACAGGTAGACGGGAAGGGAAGGTTTATTAATTTTTGGTTGAAAACTGAATAGATTTTTTAGACAGAGTAAAACGAGTGTTCGACTAACTAAAACCAATCTAACCCAATCTCTAAAAAGCACCCACACAAAACTAATGGGTGCTTTTATTAGTACACACCCCTTTAAAAACTTAATTAAGAAAAAGACAACTTAACAAGTAAGTAAGTCCTACTGATTCTAATTTCACTTTATTTGAGTCTGTAGGGCTTATTTATTTCTTTTTGGTAGAAAGAATAGCTTAGGTATATTTACCCGTCTTGTAACTCAAATTTAAGTGAGTTAGAGAGTATTTTAATTGGTTATAGGAATTTAATTAATTTTAAAAATCAAAAGCAGCTGCCGCTCCGGATCTTGTTGTTTGTTAATTTTATTATTTGTTAATAGATCGTATTTATATATAAGCTGATCCTGTGCGAGCAGTTTCATGTGCGAGCAGAAGACTACGCACGCACAAAACGTGCGAGCAGTGGGATGTGCTCTAGAGTAAGGTTCTAGCCAAAGCTCAAAACGCTGTAATCAAAACACTCTCAAAAAAGTCTTGAGACATTCAAATAGGTTTCTATTAGGAAGATTGCTTAATATCAGAAATTTAATTAAATTTTTAGCCGTGTGTGGAGATGGCTAGTTATTAATATCTGAAGAAATTTTGCTATTCAAAAAAAAGACACGCGATAACGAGTGTCTTTTAAATTACTATTATTTTTTGCTGGCAGCGTATAGGATTGTGCCTGAGATGAAAGCAATCCCACCAATTTCTATCAAATTTCTTTGCTCGTTCATTAAACCAGTGTTATAGACTTCGCTGAAACTGTCTGTTCTTACTGTTGTTGGTTTAAAGACACCAAAAATAATCAATATAAAGCCACCTAGCATCAGCAATATTCCGCTACTAGAAGAAGACGTGCTTTTATACTTTTCTATAGGATTTTCTGGGAGAAGATAAATATCTTGCGCTATTTTCCCAGAAACCTGAAAATCCACTGCTAAATCTTTTACAGGAAAACTAGTTTTGTCTTTCCAGTCGTTGTTAGAAAATGAGTATCTTTTACCGTCAGTGCCCAAGATAACATCCTGATTAGACGCAATATCAAAGGTCAAAACTTTTCCTTTCATGATTTAGGTGATTTACGTCATATTCCAGTGTTTTTACAGTGGTAGTATTGCAGCTAACTACGTACAGTAGTAAGAAGCATTATTTTAGTCGAAGCTTTATCAATTCTCTACTAATTTGAGTCCATTCGCTTCCAAGACTCGTTTCCGTTGGTATAGTGTAAGTTCTCTTGCTAAAAGAGATAAGGGTGGCTTACCTTCTAGAAATCCTTTACATTCTTCTAGTGTCCAGCCTAATGCTGCTGCTAATTGTGCCCAAACAAGTGTAGGACCTGGACCTTTGTTGTTAGGGTTCAACCACTTACTAATCGTGCTTTGACCAATACCAACAGCCCTAGCCATTCCGCTTTGGCTTTTGTATTTGGTCTCGATCAAATCTATAACAAATTCTCTTACTTCGTTTTTATTGGTCGCAAGCATGTTTCTCCTTAATATATAGACTGAAAAAAAATGAGTCTTCTATTCAACTATTCAACTATTAGACTATTCCATTAGTCTAATAGTCTATTAATCACATTGTATACTTTATTCCTAAATGATAAATCAATTAAAGGAAAATTAGTCTACTCGACTAATAGACTAATTGATTATAATGTAAAAACATTCGGTAGTCAATTAAATCAAACCACATTTTAGAGTCAAATATGAATATAGAACAGGGTATAGAAAAAGTAACGTTCAAGATGCCAGCAGAGTATAAAAAAGCACTCAAGACAATAGCTGTTAGAGACAACACAACTATGGATGAATTGGTACGTTCTTCTATAGTAAAGACTTATGGTGAAGAAATTGAAAAAATTATTTCAGATATCTACCCCAAAATAAAATCTTAAGCTATAATGAACATATCTATTCTACTTGCATAGATATGTTGATTATAGACTATTTAGGGGGAATATGTCAGTGCAAAGTGTTTACAGGTCAAAAAATCTCTGTAATTTCACACAGATATCTAATCTTTTACTCCAAAGGTGCGACCTAGAGATAGAAGAGCTAGGGGTTTTAGCTAAGGTGTTGAGTTTTCCTACTGATTGGCAGTTTAGACTCAACTGGTTTTTAGAGAACTTCAGTATTGGAAGAACCAAGTTGAAACGCATACTTGATTCACTGAAGTCCAAAGGGTATTTACACGCCTTTCAGGAAAGGTCTGGTAGATTCTTTGGGATGTTTAGGTATGTTTTCTTTGAGTCTCCTACACTGAATCCTTATTTCACTAATACATCTAATAGTGTATCGGGATTTAGTGAGCAATCAAACAGTAAGATTACTGAAATCAGTAATCTTACACCAACCATTGAATGTATTGAATACAAGACAGAGAGTGTAGTCAATAGTTCTGAGAACATTGATAAAGAGAATCAATCGGTTAATAATGAATCAATTATTAATACCGATAATTCTACTGAAAACAATGATGAGTTAATAGTTACCGATACGGTATTAATTCCAGAAGTAGAAGAAGAAAAACAGATAGTTGTAAGTAATCAACCTGATCTTGAGAAAAGTGCTGAATACAGTACTCTGTGGAATTTACAGAGAAGGCTGGGGATTCAGTTAAGAAATGACGCGAGAGAGACTTACAGATCTAATGCTCGTAAAGAAAGTGAAGCTACGTATCACTTAGAGTTCTCCCAAGAGGTCAACCGAGATCCAAAGCAGGTAAGAGCAGACTTTCAAGACTTTCTTTTAAATGCTGTAACTGAACGGAAAGGACCGAATGATCCTGTTAGTTATGCAGCCAAAATACAGCGTTCACTAGTGGATGATCCTGAATCTGCACAGCTTAATGGGTATTGGGTTGAGTTTAAGGAACTCTACAGAGATGCAATAGATAGTGGGAAGAGGTTTGATTCTATTAAGGCTGCTATTCCCAAGACCAAGGAAGAGAAGCTAAAAGAGCTAACTTACGATCAATTATTCTCTTATTGTTCTTCTGCTAAGGGATCTGGCGACATAACAGAATTTTGGGGTAATAAAGGCGAAGAAGTTAAAAATATTCGGGTTAAATTCCCACATTATGCAGCACCAGTAGATGCATATCATTACGCTGATAAATTAAGGAGCATTTGGAAAAGAAATGGAGCAGACAAAATATCCTTCGATACCGAAGATGATTTTACCTAGTATTGAAAGTCTGATTCAAGATAGAGAGATAGATACAGCACAGGATTCGATACCGAAAAGAACTCTACCTAGAATCGTTATTCCGATTGAAGACAGGGAAATATTTCAACCTAACTGGAATTGTTTCTGCTGTGAGGATAGCGGAATAATTAAAGAAAGTCTCATGCGCTTGGTAGATCCAAGTTACGATGTCAACTCTCACGGCTACTACCGTTGTGATAATTGTGAGAAGTACAAGGAGACTTACACAACTCAAAGAATATCTGAAGGTTCAAAGAAAGGTGGATGTAGTAACCCACCACCAATTGGAACAGATGTCTTGAATGGAAAGAAATTAGACGCGGAGACATGCCACTCTTTACATAACTTAAATAAAAAGCAGTGGGAAAAGACAGCAAAAGAGCAACAAAAAGAAATTGTTTCCAGAGCCAAGGACGAACAGAAAGAGGTCTTACCTGACCCAGAAAACAACAAAACGAATTCTCCTATTCTAACAAATCCAGCAGAAACCGAAGACAATATCTGGGCTAACGTTTCAGTACAGAGAAAACTCTTAATTGAGGAGTATTACTCGATTGTCAACAAACTTGGCAAGACGCCTGCTCCTTTACAACGCTTGATAGATGGTGATTTAAACAAGTTTGCTGACCATATAGACGATTTGAAGAGTAAGTATAGCCAACAGGAGGTACTAGTGTGAAAACGGTATTATGCTGTGGGCTAGGAGTGGATTCAACAGCTTTACTAATTCTTTGTAAACAAATCAGTCTAGTTCCAGATTTAATTTTGTTTGCTGACACTGGAGGCGAAAAACCAGAAACCTACCATTTTAAAGAGATTTTAGAGAAATGGTTAGATGATAATGGGTTTCCTAAGTTAGTAACAGTCAAGGCTCAATACAAAGCTAAAGGAAAAGTAGTTACTACTTTGGAAGAGCAGCTTTTAGAGTGGGCTAGACTACCTGGCATTGCTTACGGTATCAAACAATGTTCTGTTGAGTGGAAAAAGAATCCATGCGACAAATATTGCAAGTCCACTTATCCTGAGGAAGAGTTTACTTATCTTATCTCCTATAACGCTGATGAACTAAAGCGTATGGAAGGAAAACAAGAAAAGGTAGGTATTTTCACATATAAGTATCCTTTGATTGAAGCAGGATGGGGACGGTTAAGATGTTTGGAAGAAATAGCTAAAAGCGATCTTCCCTTCCCTACAAAATCAAGTTGCTTCTTCTGTCCTAGTAGCAAGAAAAAAGACATCAAACTACTTAATGAAAAGTATCCAAAGTTAATGCAAAGGGCATTAACTTTGGAGGAAAAAGCCAATGACGGAGGAACTGTTGTTGGTCTTGGTCGCAGGTTTAAGTGGTCAGATTTAATAGAGCAAGAAAACAATCAATACAAATTAGATTTAGATTTTGAATCTAATATCAGTGCCTGTGGCTGTATTGAAGCAGGAGTAAATATCGACAACTATTGGAATCAATTTGAATAATTAGCAGGAGGTACTACTGTGAACTCTTACAGATTTTTATCAAAGTTACAAGAATTAGTCAAAGAAAAAGGATGGGAGCTAGAAACCCGAAGAGGTGCAACTTCCCATATGGTCTTGAGCTTATATCGAGACAATCGTAGGTTGACGGCACTACTCCCAATGAAAAAAGGACAAGATTTAAGTTTTGTTCTTGAGAAGAAAATTATCAGAAATCTAGAGCTAAAGGGGATGTTATGACAACAGACGACATGATTAAAACCCTACTAGTTGAGTTGAACCAAAAGATCACTCAACTAGAGAAAGAGTACTCAACTACAGAGACAGCAGGGAAGAGAGCTTTAAAGAGCAAATCTAAAGAGCTTGAAGAAAAGATTGGGTTAGTAAAGAATCGGTTCTCAAGAATCAAATCTAGCTTGCTTCAGTACAGTATTTTCCAACCAGGAGATTTAGTTAAAGAGATAAAAAAGCCAGAACTTATGTGGAGAGAACCTTTTAAAGGAAAAGTAACTCAGCTTTACGTCTCTCAAAGTTACCTACCTTGTGTTTACGTTCAATGGTTCAGTGAGTTTAACGAGTCCGGTATTTCCTACCCAGAGTCACCTTTCAACCTAGAGAAAATAGAGTCATGATTGCAGCAACAGAGTTACAGTTAACCCCACCCATAGCACAAGAAGAACAACCAATACAGTTTAAGTATTTAGAAACAATGTTTCTAGGTTTAGAAGAGATAGTTTTATTAGACCAACTGCAATCTAGAGAGAGAACCAGTGTAGACCATATAAACAGGTTAATTGAACATCTTAACGATGACGGAGAGGTAGATCCTATTAAAGTCTTTGTGGACAGTAAAGGTACTTATCACTTAGTAGATGGGTTTCATCGATATCAGGCTTTCAAGTCTTTAGATAAAGATGAAATTGAAGCCCATATATATAGTGGAGACTTGAGAGATGCTGTACTTTATTCAGTTGGTGCTAATGGTGAGAATAAAATAGTTTTAGCCAGAACCCGTGGTGACAAAACCAAAGCAGTCAAGCGTTTACTAGATGATCCTCAGTGGTCTATGTGGTCTACCAAACAGATAGCTGAAGTTTGTCGTGTCTCACCTTCTTTGGTTTCCACATTAAGAAACAAAGACACTAAACGAACAGAAGAAGAACTACCTACTAATACAGTCATTCAACCTGATATCTTTAGCCAAAAACCTGCTGTAAGCAACAGATATCAGACAACACCAATTGAAGAAGAAGATTATGACTCTGAAGAGTTTTACCAAAAAAGCAGAGCAGATGATCTTAACGATATCTTCAGAAGTTTTAAAGCTAACCTACAATTTTTCTCTGAGGAAAATCTCTTGGAACTCAGAAAAGAACTAGATAAGGTATCTAAAGACCCCAAGGTTACTGAACTTGAAGAAAAGTTAACTCGTTCTGAGAGTAAAGAAGCTCATCTCAGAAATCAGATATCCACTTTATTAGCCAATATCAAGGAGTTAAGAGACTCACGTGGAAAGTAAAACAGAACTGCTTGAGCGTATTAGTAACCTTGAGGTACAGGTAAGGCTTTTGACTGAGACTGTATTAGACATGAAGGAAAAAGACTGGTTACCGTTATCTCAGTCAATCTCTTTCCTCAAAAAATCAGACAAAACAATCCGTAACATGATCCATTCTGGTATAGCCGTCAGAGGAATACATTACAAGAACAGCGGTAGAAAATACCTAATAAACGTGAGTGAATTTTCTAGACTACTTGGAGGTCAATAATGATTATCAAACTGTACAAAAAAATAGTAACCTCAATAATCACATTCTTTACTGAGGGAGAATACACATTAGCTTATGAAGAAGGAGAAAATGAAGAGAGAACAAAATTTCTTTTTATTATCGAACGTCGTATCTTATCTTCTAATGAATTGCTCACTTTCTCTGTAATACAACACAAATTGAATCTAGCTTCTATGGAAATTTTCAGAGAGAATAATAAGCTTGTAGTTGCTAAAAGATATGAAGGTAAAGCTAATTTCTGTAAAGAAATAAACGAGATTATTACCAAACAAATAGCTAACTCTACAACAGTTTTAGGAGATAAATAAAATGCAACAAACAATTGCTCTTTCAGAAGAAATGACAACTGTAAAAAGTACTTTTATTTATGCTGATACTTTTGAGTCAGTAAGAATTGAAAGTAATGGAGATATCTTTGGATTTTGGACTGTTAGTTGGGGAGATGTTGATTACCCACAATGTCAATGTATTTGTAATCACTACAGTCTTTTGATAGTTCATGATGAAGATATCCTCACAAAAGGAGATAACTTTTACGTCTGTGAAAAAGGTGTATTTGTTAGAATAGAGGAAATAAACGGTCAAAGACTCGTCCAAATTTGGGCAGAAAAAGACTAATTAAACTCTCCAGAATTATCAGGCACTGCATCTACTTTTAACTCTTCATCAGGTACAAGATTTTGACAACAGTAATAAAACGAGATGGCACTACTGCATTATTAGATATTTCTAAAATAAGAAATGTAATACAGTGGGCGGTAGAAGGGATAAATAATGTTTCTTTAATTGAGCTAGAATCTGCATTTAACTTAAGAATAAAAGAAGCAATATCAACTAGAGAAATTCAAGACAACTTAATTAGTAACTGTTTAGAACTTTGTTCTCCAGAAGAACCTAATTGGCGTTATGTAGCAGGTAGATTACATATCTGGGGTATTTGGAAAGAAGCTAAAGTAAAACGTAGAATATCTAATGATGATGATATTTATAGCCGTAGTTATGAAGTAATCATGAGGAAAATTAATGACGGTATTTATCCTCATGTACTGGCTCTAGAATATTCCCTAAACGATATTAGAGAGGCTTGTAGTTACCTAAATAGTGAGTTAGATAAAGATTACGATTATGCAGGAGCAAAACTTCTCTCTAATCGTTATTTGTTAGAAGATGAATTACCTCAAGAAGCATTCTTGGTTTGTGCCTTACTATTAGCCATCCCTAGTTATGCAGATAAAACATTCTTACGTAGTCCATTAGGTTTGGTTAAAAGAATTTATGACGCAATTTCACAAAGAAAGATTTCTCTTGCTACTCCAATACTTGCTAATCTTCGCACTCCTAATTCTTCAGTAACAAGTTGTTTTATCGCTTCAATAGAAGATAACTTAAAATCTATATTCTCAGTACTAGGGAAATGTGCAGACATATCTAAACATGGTGGTGGCTTAGGAGTATATTTTTCTAAAATCCGTGCTACAGGTTCTTGGGTTAACGGGAGAGCTAATAGTTCAGGAGGTGTACTTCCTTGGATTAAGATTTTTAACGATACTGCAATAGCTGTTAACCAAGGAGGAAAGCGATCAGGTGCTCTAACTGTTGCGCTTGATATCTGGCACCTAGATATCCCTGAGTTTCTAGAGATGCAGACAGAGCATGGAGACCAACGTAGAAAAGCTTATGACGTTTTCCCTCAAATAGTTATTCCTGACCTCTTTATGTATCGTGTGCAAAGTGAATCAGATTGGACACTATTTGATCCTTATGAGGTTCGCACTAAGTACGATACTGAACTAGCTAATCTATATGGAGACGAGTTTAATAATCTTTATCTTCAGTTAGAAGAAGATGTCTCTAAAGGGAAAATCAAACTTTACAAAACACTCAAAGCCAAAGACCTGTTTAAACAGATAATGCGCTGCCAGATAGAAACTGGTTTACCATATTTGGCGTTTAAAGACACTATTAATCAAGCTAACCCTAATAAAAAGCTTGGTATTATACCTTGTACTAACCTTTGTATCGAATCGTTTAGTAATGTGTCAGAGAATGAGATACATTGTTGTAACCTAGTAAGTCTCAATCTAGCCAATATTAATACAGATAGTAAAGAGTTACAACAGTTGTGTGAACTGGCTGTAGAGATACTAGATAACACGATTGATATTGGTATCCCACCAGCAGAAGAAGCGAGAAATCATAACTACAAGTATCGTACTCTTGGTATTGGGGTAATGGGTTTAGCTGATTGGTTAGCTAAAAACAGACTTAAGTATAGCGACCTACCTTATATTAGTAGTCTTTTTGAGGACATATCTTACTTTAGTTATCTGGCATCCTCTCAACTAGCTAAAGAGAGAGGTACATTCCCTACCTACAAACAGTCTACTTGGAATGAAGGACTTATTAACTGTAAAGATAGAGAGTGGTATAAAGTCAATGGTCGTAGAGATTGGGAACCATTATTTGATGAAATAAAAGAGTCTGGGATGAGAAATAGCCAAATTCTTGCTATAGCACCTAATACCTCTTCCTCTCTAATCCAAGGCTGTACAGCTAGTATTTTACCTACTTATAGTCGTTTCTTTTACGACAAAGCTAAGGGTAACGTACCAATAGCACCACCATTTTTAGATTCTTGTTTTTGGTATTATCAAGAGAACAAGAATCTAGACCAAAAAGTAATAGTTAATGCTACTGCCACTATTCAGAAGTGGATAGATACAGGTATAAGTATGGAGTTGTTATTTAACCTTAATAACGACATTACTGCCAAAGATATTTACGAGACATTGATATTAGCTTGGGCTAATAATGTTAAAGCTATTTATTATATTCGGTCCGTCCAGAAAGACAGTTTTACAGAAGAATGCTCAACCTGCGCTAATTAGGAGGCGTGAAGATGGTAACTAAAGCGGAATACTTAAGACAGAATACCTTTTGTGAGTATGTAGATCTCTCCCTAATTTCTGAAGATGTACTTGACAATGCAGTAAAAACAGTTAACAGGGTTAAGGATTTATTTAGTAAGTCAAAGTGGGTTTACAAACCACGTATCCTTGAGTGCTATGTTATTACAGAAAAGAACCTAATTACCTTTTCTATTAATAGAGTAGATGGCAAAGGTAAAGCTGAATTTAGAATGGATGGTGTTGACTTAGTTTATAAACTTTGTGTAGATGATCAAGATATTCTACCTAAAGAAATAAATGGATTAGATGATGTTATTTATTGGATACTATCTGATTCAACCAAAAAGAATTCAGGTCCTAATATTCCTTGGATAGACTTTAGTTTGACAACCGAACAAGAATTTGAGATAGCAAAAATGTCTAAAGTTGTCGCTTTACTAACACCTAAAGAAACAGAGCAAATGATTAAGTTTTATATGGCTCAATTTTTTGTCTACCAAAATAACTTTAGAAAAGTAGTAGAAGGGAAATGAAAATCAACCCTATATTTAACCCTCAAGGAGATGACAGCAAAGGTGTTAGAAAGATATGGGAAGGTAATCCTACTAACTTATGTCAGTTAAATGATGTTAAGTACACTTGGGCAAGGTTGTTATACAAACAGATGAGAAACAACTTTTGGATACCTCAAAAGTTAGATGTTTCCTCTGATAAAAATGACTACCCCAATCTAACAGAATCAGAGAGAAACGCATACAACATGATACTAGGGTTTCTTGTTTTTCTTGACTCAATACAGGTTGCTAACATCTCTAATGTTAAAAGCACCGTTACTGCATCAGAGGTTACAGCTTGTCTAGTAGAACAAGTAAGTCAAGAGCAGATGCATTCAGAGTCTTATCAATACTTAATAGAGACAATACTTCCAGAAGAAGATAGAGCAAAGATATATGAGTTATGGAGAACTGATAACATACTCAGAGAACGTTGTAACTATATTGCAGGTCAATACCAACAGTATCAAGATGATAGTAATACAGACAACTATCTCTATGCTCTTGTGAGTGACTATATTCTAGAGGGATTGTACTTCTATAACGGGTTTGTGTTCTTCTACAACTTAGTTAGTCGTCATTTAATGCCAGGTACAGCAGATATTATTAAGCTTATCCACAGAGATGAGGTTACGCATACCAGACTGTATCAAGAACTAATATTAGAGGCTAAGAGACAGTACCCAGATAGTGAAGTATGGGAAGATGTACCATGGATGTTTGACAATGCTGTAGAGAATGAAATCAATTGGACAACACACGTTACACAAAATCAGATATTAGGGATTACTCCAATATCTACAGAACAATATACTAATTACCTAGCCAGTACTAGACTAAAAGCAATTGGTTATAAGGTTAGTGAAAATGTTGTTAACCCATATAAGCACCTAGATAGATTTAGCGATGTTTCCAGTGAGGCTACAACTAAAGCTAATTTCTTCGAGACTGGAGTAACTTCTTACCAAATGAGTTCAGTAGTTAGTAAATGGGATTTTTAGATATGGAACTATTCTTTTGCTATTTCATGATTATGTTTGCCTCTGTAATTTTTCTACTTGTTGTTTGTTTATAACGAAAAGGAGTAAAACATGTTTGTTTGTTTAGTTTTGTGTATCACTTTATCGATTGTGTCTGTATTGTCTGCAATGGTTTATGGTAGCTATAAAAAAAGTTACGGCAACATGCCAAGCTTTAAAGACTATCGAGTAGACAATTTTGTGGAGAGTACAGACTGTCCTGACTTTGTAGAAGTTGAGGAATAGTTATGAAGTACGTAGCAAAGTACAAACCTAATCAGGTAATTTGTGGTGAAGGTGACACTGTTGTAGTTACTGGCTGGACACCTAAAGAATCTGTCAAAAAGAGACTAGATAAGCTTGGGCTGAGTTACGGGGCTATAGGCAACCTTTATAGCCCGACTAGGGGAATATCTTTTTTAGTCAGAAACCTTCTTTACAACCCTCAGATTAAGAATATTTTGATTATTGAAGCTACTAAGGAGGATACTAATTCTAGAGCATGTCTTTGTCTAAAAGATTTTTTCTTGCACGGATTCAAGAGAGGAAAAACATCTACAGGTAGAAAAACTTGGTTAGTTGATTCTTCAGTAGAAGGATATATAGACTCAGAGATAAGTTATCTAGATTTAGATGAGTTACGTAGTTCAGTTTTTATTAAGCCAATTGATTCTCTAGATAAGATTGAAGAGAGTTATAAATGGTTTGAGACTAGAACTAAATCAGATAATACTAGAGTGCAAAAAGTCTATGAAGATCCAGAGAGTCTGATGCCAACAGTATTACCTGGCACCAGATACGGTCATAGAATTGAAGGTAAGACAATAGCTGAAACTTGGGTTAAAATCCTCCACAGAATCAAATCTACTGGAACAATTAGACCGACTGGTTATGACGGACAGTGGCAAGAGTTGATTGATTTAACTGCTGTAGTTACAGATGAACCAAAAGAGTTTTATTTTCCAGAACCAAATTACTTACCAATAGATAGAGATTTCTTGACAAACTATATTCCTCAGATACTAGAGGATGCACCTTATAAAGAAGGTGTTAAGTACACTTACGGACAGAGGTTGAGAAGCTGGTTTAAAGTTGACCAAATAGAACAGGTAATACAGAAACTAATAAAAGAGATAGATGCAGCTAGTGCGGTCATGTCTTTGTGGGACACTCAAGACCATATTAAAGGTGGGAGTCCTTGCCTAAACCATATTTGGCTAAGGGTAGTAGATAATGAACTGTCTCTTACAGCTACCTTTAGGAGTAATGACATGTTTGGTGCTTGGGTAGCTAATGCCATGGGTTTAAGAGCCTTACAGGTCTATATTAGGAATGAAATAGCTACTCGTTCTGATTATGATCTTTCGATTGGTCCACTAATTACTATTAGCCAGAGTGCACACATCTACTCAGATACTTGGGAGCATGCTGATCAAGTAATCGATAAACACTATAGATTTAGACCAGAGTATTCTGATCCAGTTGGTAATTTCTTAGTAGAAAAAAGAGGTAAGGATATAGTTGTTAATCAAACTAATCTTTGTGGAGAGATTATCAAAAGTTACTCAAGTGAGAATGCACTTAAATTAATTAGAGAGATAACTCAAGATAATCCATCTATACAGCCTTATCATGTTGGCTACCTTGGAATAGAACTAGAAAAAGCTTTTAGTTCTGGTAGTGAGTATGTTCAGAAATAATTGTTTGTAATCAAATAACCGTCAAATGTATCAGGATATCTCATGATTTAAAGGTTTTGAATTACCTAACACATTATTTGTCATCCAAAGTATGTTCTTTTATAGCATTGTCTATCTCTTGTTTATTTTCTTGATAATACTTCCAAGCGTCGGTTAGATCTTCAGGAGAAATATCAGAACATTCTGTTAGCATTTCTGAATCGCTCATACCGTCCATATGAAGAGAGACTAAACGCCAAACAGTAAATCTAGTATTTTTAATTACTGCTCGTCCACCGCATACATCCTTCACTTTTTCTATTCTCATTTTTGGTTTTATTGTAGGAAAATTAGGATTAATTGATTAGTTACAATAATAGTAGTATAGAACACATAATAGGAGTCACCTAACACATCACTTGTCATAGCTTTGGTAACATTATTATTAAGGCTTACTTGGTTGACGGTCTTAAACCGTCACCTAACACATCACTTGTCATAGCTTTGGTAACACTTTCGCGTAAGACTTACCAGATCTTGTCACCTAACACATCACTTGTCATAGCTTTGGTAACTGCTTTGAGAGGATGCCTTGCTGGTTGAGGTGGTCAGCTAGTCACCTAACACATCACTTGCCATAGCTTTGGTAACTAACTTAGCCTTATCTACTAACTCGAAAAATCTAGGTCACCTAACACATCACTTGTCATAGCTTTGGTAACCCCTCCTATCCGAAGCCTTGCTATGAGCTGATTACAACACCAGTTTGCGAGGGATAGAGTTTCATTTATTAACATCCAGCAATAAAGTATAAACAAAATGGGCGAAAACCTTGCTAGGTAATGTCGCGAGGGATTATAAAGAAACAAGAGTTAGTTACAAAAGGTATGACAAGTTTTGTGTCTTCTCGCTTTGGAATAATCCTCTACGAATAAAGGCGGTAGGAGCGACCACCTATCAAGTTAATTGACTCGATATATCTATTATAGTTTATTCAAAAATATCAGATTTATTGATATTTTTGAAAACTTCTATTGCTGCTGTAGCTGAAGATTCAGTAGAGGATTTAGTTATCCTAACAACCTCTTTCTTTTTGCTGACAACAGGGAATATTTCTAAACCAACTCTTTTTATATTGATTCCGGCATTAATATCTCTATCGATAAAAAGTTCTAATTCTTTATCAAAATACTCTCTAATTGAGCAATCAGTAAATACAAGCTCATCTCGATAGGAAAGTAATTGAGAAGTATATGCAGGATTAACTTTAACTACTTTAGCGTCATATTTTTGAGCAACCCATGTCAATATCTCAACAAATTGTCCAAAAGCTGCATCTTGCCATGATTTATTTAAACCAGATTTAGATGATTGACCGTTAGGTAAATACGTTCCATCTTTATCTTGTTTGGCTTTATTTCTTTTTGTTAATCCTTTTAGATTTAAGTCTTCAACAAAGAATACTTTTTTGCCAGTTCTACACAAAGCATGAGCAATTTTATATTGAAAATCTTTTCTTTGTCTAGCTATATGTTTATGAAGTTTAGCTTCTTTTATAGCTGCTTTTTTTCTTCGATTAGACCCTTTTTGTTTTTTAGCTTTTTCCTTAGAAATCTCAGCTAATTTATCTTGAGACTTCCTAAAAGCTTTCAATGAGTTGAGTTTTTCGCCTTCTGATGTTGCTAAATAAACATCATCTTTTAATACAGCATCCAAGCCTATGGAATTATCCCAAGTTGGTAAAATTTCATCATCAATCTTGGTAGTAGTATGATCATCAATAATAAGCAATATATACCAACCATCTAGTTCTTTAGTGATACCAATCTGCTTAAGAATAAAACTTTCTGGTAATGGTCTATGAAGGTTAATTTTTACGTTCCCTATTTTTGGGATTCTAATTAACTTTTGTTTATTACTAATGTCCTCTTTTAACCAATTATCTTTAACGTTCTCAAAAAATAACGTTGTGTAGTCCTTACTTCCTTTGAACTTAGGTCTACCACTACGATTGCCACTAGAATCTCCTTTAAGAAATCTTGTAAAAGCTAAATCAACTCTTTTACAAACGTTTTGCATTACAGAAGAATGTGGTTTAGCAAAATCTAGTATTTCTCCTGAATGTTGAACAGCTACAGGAGATTTGTTTAATACAGCTATTTGTCTTTTTTGACTGTAATAATTCGGGCTATCTATCTTTGCTGATATTGAACAAGTAAGCGGACATCTATCAATTAAACAACTGTTATGACGTATGTTATTCTCTTCATACCAAGCAAAACGTTCACCAATCATTTTGTTATACCAATATCGGCATATTCTCAACCAAATATTAAGTTCTTCTTCTTGTTCTTTTGTTTCAAATTCAATGAGGTATTTACGAGTGAGAATCATTGATGTTTCTGATATCTATTAAATTAAATCCTTGTCAATGCTGACACTGACTTTAATTTTACTTCATTCTCATTTTTGGTTTTATTGTGGGAAAATTAGAATTAATTGATTAGTTACAATAGATATGAAAACTTACTAATTAGTATTTATGATACCTAATTTATCAGACATTATAAAAGCAGTAACTCCTTTATTAATAGCTAGTTGTGCCACTGCCATATCTCTAGTCGCTATGGCAAACAATATTAAAGATCCTCAAGTTTGGGCTATAGCTAGTACTGGTTTTACTGTTGCAGGAGCATTATCTTCTCCTTCTGTACCAAAAAGTTAGAAATTAAAGTTAACCAATTAATAGATTATCAAATGTCAATAATAGTTATTGAAGGAATAGATGGTGTAGGAAAAAGTACCCTAGCCCAAGGATTAGCTGAGAAAATAAAAGCAGAAGTAAGACATTTACCTACTCCTTGGTTCTATGAAAACGCTAAAAGAGCAGATAGCAACCTAGGGAAAAGAGCCTTATATGTTTTAGATTTTCAAAGAGCTAGACATAAGCAGAGAAATGTTTATATTTATGACCGTCATATCCCTTCACAATTGGCTTATGACCTCTTAAACCCTACTCTGTCTATGGAAGATTGGTATTCATGTTACGGAGAAGAGATCAGAATACCTCTAGTTACTTTTTACTTAGACTGTCCAATTAATACTAGTTGGAAGAGGATTAATGAACGTCAAAAAAATATAGACGATGAGTATGAGCAATTAGAAAAACAAGAAAAACTGAAAAAGAATTATGAAGATCATGTAATACCATTCTTGTTAAATAAAGGCTGGAATATTCAATCTATTAAAGCGGAAGAAGATACAGATACTGTTTTATATAATGTTTTTTCATTACTTTGTTCTGATGCATTGTTTAAGAAACAAGTTTAACTTCTTCTAGAGCTTCCAACAAATTTAACCTTAATTCTTGAGTATCTTTAGTTAAATCTTCTGGTTTAGCTAAAGCGTATTCTAGCCACATCATGACAATTTGCTCGTTAATGTCAACTATTAATTCTTCTCTTGTGTAAGCAAAAACAAATAGATCGATGACAGGGTTTTCAGCTATCAGAACCCTGTCATATTTACACCTTATACATGATCCTCCATACGGTTTATCTGTATAAGGTGTAACTTTAATCGGTTCTTTAAACTGTAAATTTATTGCTCCCCAAGAGATTTTGTCTAGCAGAATGGGTGATATGTTGTTGTCCACAAAATTAAGTCCTTGGTATAGTGATACTTAAATTATAAAAAATAAAAGAAAACAAATAATGACTAACGCTTCAATCCCTATTAACCCAAGAGACTGTGTCAAAAGTTCTACAACAAAGATAGAAGTTGATCTTGACAAATTAGACCTTAGCTATCAACCAGAACAAGAGATTCAGTCGTGGGAGCCTACCAAAAAGTTAACAGCATACTCAACCAAAAGTAAGGTTTATTTAGATATTGAGACTACTGGATTAGACTCTAGAACCAATAGAGTAATCATGGTAGGACTCAAAACTCACCAAGGAGAAGTAACTATCTTTGATGATGAGAAAGAGCATATACTACTAGAGAAGATAATTGAATATATAACTGACAAGAAACCGTACTTATTGATTGGTCATAATCTTTTTAACTTTGACTTACCTTTCCTGATGACTCGTTGTGAGAAGTATGGGATTACTCATAACTTCAAGTTTGGAGACATGGACAGGAACATAACTTCCTCTAGTTTTAACGGTCAACCAATCAGATTTAGACCAGTTAACTTACCCAAAACAAATATAGTAGACACATTCCATCAGATAGCTATTTGGGATAAATCAGCCAACAAACTAACCTCCTATAACCTTAAGTCATCTGTCATAGCCCTAGGATTGAGGGATGAGAAGCGACTAGAGCTATCTAACAATCAGATTCAAGCTTGCTATCAGAATAAGGATTTTGAAACGATTAAGACCTATTTAGAGTATGACCTTGACGATACTGAACTACTGGCTAACTACTTAATCCCTGTAGTCTACTTCCAGTTAAAGATAGTACCTAATATTACTCTTCAAGAATTAGCTATAGGTTCTCCTGCTTTAAAGGCTCAAAAGATACATCAGTCCTTGATTAAAGAGGAACATACAGCAGATAATAAAGTTTCTTATGAAGGTGGTAAGGTTACTCTACACAAAGCAGGTCTACACAGGGATGTAGCAAAGATTGACGTTAGTTCTCTTTACCCTTCAATAATGCTTAGGTATCAATTATGTAGTAGAAAAGATACTGATAAGCTTTTCCTAGGTGTTCTTAAGTACATGAAGGATGAGAGGATTAGGCTTAAGCAGTTAGCTAAAGAAGGTAATAAACAAGCTGATATAGAACAGAATGCTTTAAAGATTCTGATTAACGGTTCCTATGGATATTTTGGGACTGGTGGTTATGGCTTTAATGATTATGAAGTTGCTGCATTAATAACCGCTATAGGAAGAAAGATTTTAAAAGTTATGGAAGACTTTATTGTTAAGAATAATGGAGTCTTGATTGAGTCAGACACTGATGGGGTAATCTTCTCACACAATGATCCAGTTACTCTAGTTAATAATTTGTCTCCTGAATTACCATCTGGAATAGAAGTTGATTTGGAGTATAAGAATTGTGTTGCTTGTGTTCCTAAAGCCAAGAATTACATAATACTAAAACCAGACGGTAAAGTTATTTCTAAAGGTGTTAAACGGGCTGATATACCTCTAATTAAAGAGTTTAGAGTTGAATATATTAAGGCTTGGAAAAACAACCCTGATGACGCTAAAACCTATCAGAGAACAGTTAATAGTAGTCTAGCTTCTGGCAACTATCCAATTGATAAGTTAACTATTACTAGAAAGATTGCTAAGAGCGAGAAAAATTTAGTTGATTTAGGGATAGGACAGATAGGTGAAACTGTTACCTACTATTACGGTTTGGGTAATCTAGCAACTAAAACAAAAGTTAATAAAGTTCCACAAGAAGTAACTAGTGGACCATACTTTGCACAGCTTTATATTGACAAGATTAATGAATTGGTGGATGAGATGAATCCTCCACCAATAACAAGTATTCAGACTAGTCTTTTTGACGTTTAGTAGAATATTTCTTATTGTTAAAATACAAAATACATGTAAATTATAAAGGTTAAATTAATATGAAAGAAGTAGCAGAGCAACTAATACTTAGTTCAGCAAACGAGATAAAAACAAAAAGAGAACGGACAGAAAGAGAAATAAGAGAAAAAAGAAAAAAAGAAAGAGAAAAATACGGTGATATAGATTTCGGTGATCACCTTATTGGTGAATATAAAATTAGTAAATATCTACAAGACAAATTAGGTGGACAAACAGAGGTAAATACACCAACAGGAAAAATAGATTTATTAACTGATTCTTTGTTGATAGAAATAAAGGAATTTGCTAACTGGAAAACAGGTATTGGACAATTATTTGCTTATGGATATTTTTACCCATCACACAAAAAAGTTTTATATTTTTACGGCAGACTTGGTGATTACTTTAAAATAGATTTAGTCGTAGAAATCTTATCATCTCTTGGTATCGAGCCTATGTTTGTTTACAAAAGCGAATTCGATAAATACTTAGAGCTTACGCCTTTTCCGAATGAGATGATTGTTTGTAATGTTTGTTGTGTAGAACTTTAGGTATTTACTATAGTATAATAAAAGAAATACCCTCTCGCGGGTGAGTGCGACCAACACTTGAACCCCAGAGGGAGTAAACCTTAAAACGGAAGGCTCACACTATGAATAATAGCAATAAAGCTATTGTAGCGAAAGTAGATTTCGGATTCACTCAAGTAGATGGTCTCATGCTTCCTGATGGAACATATGCTATCGCGATGGCTCAAGCAAATAAATTATTAGTATTTTCATCCTCTACTCAAAACGCATTAAAATCGCTAAAACTCTTACTAGGTAAAGACTCTGAACTTATACGAGCAAAAACAGAATTAGCAAATAACCCTGCATATATTCTGACAATTCCGCAATTCAGAACTCTAATCAGAGAATTGGACAAACGCGGTAATGCTACAGCTACAGCATTTATCGATGCAGTCCTAGAAGAAGCTATAGAAAGACGCTTTGATACCGCATTTTGTAAGACGGTAGAAGAAGCTGAAAGAAACGCTTTATTAGCTCAAAGGATGAACAGACTTCTTGCGAGAAAGCAATGGACTGACTGCATCAGAGACCGTCACCTTGAGTTATACGGAACAAAGCCAACACCTAACCAATATAAGCAGTGGACAATTCAGGTTAACTTAGTCCTTTTTGACAAGAAACACTTTAACTGCAATCGTGACAATATGGCATTTGAGGAACAAAGAGTTATTGAGAACTTTGAGTTTACGTGTGTCAGAAAATCTAAACAGTTCCCTTTGGCTAACCCTGAAGAAATTTTAGAAAGAACTCTAGCTAACTTCTAATCATTTCCTCTTGATGTGAGGCTAACCAAAACCTCACATCCCTCCCCACATACCCAGATTCTCAGGATAGAAAGAGTAAGCCAAGGCATCAGCAAAGTCTGGAGACTCTAGTCCACGCTTACGCATATCGTCTTTACTCTCTACTAGAATCTTTCCTGTAGTAGCCCACTTCCTAATAGGTTGTGAGATTTGCTGTATTAAAGTAGGATGGTTTGGAATTGAGATCATCTCTTCTGGTTCATGTATTTTAATACCGTGAGTATGGTCATAAGTATTCTTAAACCTCCAAGCTAAGACTCCCCACCATTCAGCACGAGCGTTAGAAAACTTATCTTTACTAGTCTTCTCTTCTCCTTCCCACCAATGCGACGATCCAGAAGCTGCACCATGCAAAGCGTTAACGATAAAAGGTAAATAACCAGCGTTAGCAAGAGTACCAGCTACACCAGCCCCAACTCCATCAGCATCAAAATTGAGTACTGAAACACCATACTGATTACATAGTTCTATTACTTTGAACCCTGTTTGAGTAGTATCAAGTCCTGACCATTGCTCAATATGTATTATTTTAGAACCACGTCTTAACATAAAGACATTTAAGCATTTCCCACTAGTGGCAACATCCAAAGAAGCAATAGTTCTACTATCCTCTGGTAGAAAAAAGTTTATGGCAGAGAGAACGTGTTCGTTAGGGATAAAGATACCCTCTACAGAGGCTCCATAATCTATATCAATCTCACTAGCTATTGTTACTGAGTCAAATTGAGCACATTTCTTCTGATACCACTCGTCATCTTTCCTTGGATCATCTCTCCAATGAAATCTAAAAATTTGTTCAGGAGCTAAAGTACTTCTCTTCTTGTAAAAGAAGTTATGTCCGTTTACAGTACTTGTATAAAAGATTACATCTGAGTTTCCAGATAAAGCTGCTTCTGCTTTGATTGGTTGATCAGCAAAGGCTACCTCATCCCAATCGTATACAGAAGACCGACCACCCCTACCTATGTTGTCCCCAATCTCTCCAGTAATAGTAGAACTATTTTGTGGGTTGATCAACTTCATAGAATTGTCATGCTTATTCCAATCAAAGCCTTCAGGAAGTAACCAGAACGGTAACAGCCTTAACATAATCCTTAGCTTCTCAAAGATGCTAGAAGGGTTACCACGTTGGTCTACAAGCTCCTGTTTCCTTGAAGCAAAAGCTCCTGCATAACCATGTTCAAAGAGCCAGTAATGTAGTTGATCTGCACAATTCATCCAACTAGCCCCACTATCCCTACTCTTCTCAAAGAGACCATGCTGTTTAAGTAAACGTCTTTCACGTCTCCATAGAATATAATCTCTCTGTTTAGGGAATAACAAGAAAGGGATATATTTATACTCTAGTCTTGGGTCATAAGTCCATACCCAATTCTCTATAAAGTACAGTACGTCTAGTGCACACATCTTTTTGATAACTGACTGCAAGTTAGTATCTTTCTTGGCTTTAGCAGTTATCTCTACTCTTTTAGCGATGGCTTGAACTAAATCAGCAGGCATCGTCTTGTATTAAGGTTTTGTAATAAGTTAGTAGTTCATCAGGAGACATATTCTCAACTACTTTGTCAGAAGTAGTGCTAGAAGACTCTTCTTGTTCCTCTAGAATGTGCTTAGCTGTATCGCGTCTAAGTTTAATTAAATCGATATACCCCTTAGCTGCTGCTACTTGTGCAGATGGGGGACACTCAGGATTAGATATTATGCGGTCAAAAAGACGTTCAGCCTTAATAAATAAGGTCTCTTGTCTTTTACCACTAATTAAGATTAAGTTGCTTCTAATATCTGTCTGATCGGGAGGCTTGTATTCAAGATCCTTATCAAACATATGTCTTTCTTTTAGGTATTTGTCATGCCAGTTTCTTATCGTTTTAGGAGGGACATCGCTGAACTCTTTATAGATATCAACCGGTTTCTTCCCTTCTTTGAATCTTAATAGTATAATGTCTTTATAGCAGTCTCCCTTACTAATACGCATATTTTGTACCCCAATAATAGCTATATGGTACCATCTTTAATATAGTATATTTCTTTACATATGGACATAATTAATAATTTTCTTTTTCCAGTTCTCCTATTTTTCTTCTATTTTTGTCTTGGCTACAATCTATTTGTTCCAAATAAAACTAATAAGGTAGAACCTCAATTAATTGCCATACCAGTTAGTATTCAATCTGATTTCTATACACAAACAAAAGAACTATTTAATTCTTTCTAGCTTTCAGTAGCCCACTTTAAAACCTCTTTACAGGTTGAGTGCTCACTATCTGACAATCCACTAGAGCAAAAACCATCTTTTATATCAAAAAAGAATTTAGTTTGAGAGTATTTTCTAGCTTGATTTTTTGATAGTCCTAATAGACTGGATACTGATAAGTAAACTCTTTTTTTTGTGTTTAAAGCAAGTAAGTTGAACTAATACACTTTATAATCCTTACTCAGTAAAGGTTTTAAAATATTAGTGTCCGAGATATTTGTTATTGAAATATTTGAGATAAGACTATTTCTGAGTAACAACCAACCTCACCATATCTTGGATCGGACATCTTCTCAACGGTTAGGTCTAGTTGTTTTGATAATCTGGTTGCCATTCTTCCTAATTTAGCGGCTTCTTTAACAGCTAGAGTTTTTAATCCTTTTAGCTTGGCGTAACCACGAATTGTGTAATAATCTCCGTCTGGCTTAAATATACGATCAAGTTCTGCATCGTGAGCTTGAACTATTTCTGTTAATTCTGTAGTTCTTTGAGCTTCTAGTGCTAATTGCTGCTTGAGTAGTTCCTGTTCTTTTTCTACCTTGACTAGCTGCTCTGCATACAGTGAACTACCCGTCGCTCTAGGAGCGCGGGCTTCCAATTTCAATAGGAATAACGTCTAACAAAACCGAAGTTTTACCAGCCCGACTTACATTCCCTCCATTGGCAGTGTCGCTAGTTCCTAACGACAATAATCGCAAGCCTTCTTCTCTTATGTTTATCGCTGCATTTATATCTCTATCGTGTTGAGTATGGCAGCTAGGGCACTCCCAATGTCTTACATCTAAGGGCATTTCCGACACTTTGTACAAGCAATTACTACAAGTCTTAGAGCTAGGAAACCATCTATCTATCTCTAGATAAACCTTTCCTTCTTTCTCTGCTTTGTACTTGAGCATTGTCCCAAACTTACCCCAACTAACATCACTAATAGCTTTAGCTAATTTATGGTTGCGTACCATCCCTTTGACATTTAGATTTTCTACGACAATCACTTGGTTATCGTTGACTATCTTGCGAGATAGCTTGTGTAAAAAATCTTCCCTACAGCGACTTATTTTTGAATGTACTTTAGCTACTAATTTTCTAGCTTTATTTCTTGAGTTACTTCCTTTTTTCTTCCTATTAAGTTTCTGTTGCTTCCTCTTAAGGTTCTTCTGATGTTTCTTGAAGTGTTTAGGATTATCGTATTTACTGCCATCACTGGTAATAGCAAAATGATTTAATCCTACGTCTATTCCTATAGCTTTCCCTTCGATTATTGTAGTAGTAGAAGATTCTAATCCATTGTCTGTCAGAATAGAAGCAAAGTATTTACCATCTGGATTCAGTGAGATAGTTACAGTTTTAATACTGCCCTCTATTGGTCTATGAATCTTACAGTAAATCTCTCCTATCTTAGGAAACTTAATCGCCTCATCTAATATAGTTACTCGCTGAGGATAGCTAATAGATTGTTTACCATGCTTGGATTTGAAACTAGGTAAACCCGCACGTTTCTCAAAGAAGTTTTTGTAAGCAGTAGATAAATTGAGTGCTACTACTTGGAGACATTGAGAGTAAGCATCAGACAGCCATTCATATTCTTTCTTTAGATTAGGTAATAAACCCTGAATAACTCCTCTTGATAGACCTTTACCTGTAGTCTTATAGGTTTCCTGACAAAGATTCAAGCTATAGTTCCAATACCACCTTACACATCCAAACGCCTTTGCTAGTTGCGTTTGCTGTTCATTAGTAGGATAGATTCTGAACTTATAGGCTTTATACATTTATCAGTTTTCTGTATTACTGCTACAAGTCTAGCGCAACAAAAGGAAGATTGCCAAAGATTCTAGACAATGGTTTGCTGTCAAAATTCATCCCGACGCTTATTAAGCGCGGGACTTCTTTTGGATTGAGTTAACAGCATCTCAGCAGGTGACTTAGCTTGAATTGAGTAGCTACCAATTTTTCTGATTGAAGGAATGACCTCAGATGTTAGCCATTTTTTAAAAACTTTGGCTTCTGGCTTGCGAGAAGTTAGGACTAGTGAATATAATCCAGATTCTGAAATCGTTAATATATCTCGGTTTTGACCTGCTACGAATAATGTTCGGATCAGCTTTTCATCTTCATCGAGCCTTTCGGAAGTTTTGCTAACATCTGTTAACTCAAGAACTTCACAAACATCTTTAGCCACAAACCAAGGCTCATTATTTACAACTACTACTCGTACTTGATTGTCGTTAAAATTAAAAACTGTTAAATTGTTCATTGGGGTCAACCTACTCCATTAGGTTAATTCAAGTCGTCTTCTAAAGTATTTCGAGTGCTTTAGGAGGCGCATTTCTTATATTATACTACATTCTCTTAGACAAGTACTAAGTTAAAGATATTGGCTACTATAGATTCACACATTAAGTAGTGAATTTTAATATGAGTACATCAAGATTAGAGTATAAATTCTTGAATCTATTGCAAGCTTATTATCCTCAGATTGAATTTTCCCAAGAATACAAGAATATAATTCCTAATCGTAGATTTATCTTTGACTTTTGCTTTCCTCAATCAAAAGTTGCTATAGAAATTAGTGGTCAGATTTGGAGAAAAGGCGGTCATACTTCTGGCAAAGGTGTACAAAGAGATTATGAAAAGATTAACCTTGCTTTGCTAGAAGGTTGGATAGTTTTTCAGTTGTCAGAGGAAATGATTACAAAAGAATGGCTAGATAAAATAATTAGTTCTGTTAAGTTAAGAGAAACTAAATCGGTTATCTGTTAAAATAAGATTGAAGCATAAAGCTCACACTCTAACTTCCTCATTGGTTAGAGTGTTTTTTATTTAAAATACTTAATTGACACTTGTTAGAATGGTAATCAATATATAAATTAAATAACCTTAATGCAATTAGAATTAAGCTTTTCTGGGACACTTACTGAAGGAAATAAAACAATTCAAGTAGCCAAAATATTGCTTGAACTATTAAAGAAATCTATAAAAATAACAACAAAAGATTTACAAGAGTTAATGACTACTGCTTACGGTGGTAGCGATGCAGAAGGCTTATGGATATGGAAAGACGCTTATGAGGCTCTAGAATGTGCCTGTGTTTTATATATTAAGTATTTATATGAAATTAGGGCTCAAGCTATCTATGGAGATGCTAGAGATAATTTAAAGTTCTTTACAGAGTTAGAAAGTCTATTACCTACACACACTAGACGCTCTGCTGATCAACTAAATTATCAGCAATTCTCTACTCCTTTACCTCTATCTGTATTGGTTATGGTAGCAGCAGAAATTAAAAAAGAAGATATTGTTTTAGAGCCTAGCGCTGGCAATGGATTGTTAGGTGTTTGGGGTGATTTATGGGGAAAACAATTAATACTAAATGAGATTGACGATAACAGAAGAAATAACTTAACTAAACTTTTTCCTGATGCAAAAATATTTAATCATAATGCTGAACAGATAAACGATTATTTAGATTTGTCAATTACTCCTTCTGTCTGTTTAATTAACCCTCCTTTTTCTAGTGCTTTAAAGATAGAAAGACGTAGCCCTATTACTACGTGGAAACATATTACCTCTGCTTTAAATAGATTGCAGGATGGTGGCAGGCTTGTAGCGATTACTGCTGATTGGTGGTCAGAAGATAATCCTAAGTGGAAAGAACACTTTGAAGCACTAAAAGATACAAGTACAACTGTCTTTAGTATTCCTATTGCTGGTAAGTATTACTACAAACATGGTACTAATATGGACACTAGATTAACTGTGATTGATAAAGTGCCAGACAATGGCAAGAGAAAAAGGTTTATCTATAGTTCAGATAGCGAATTTAAGTCTTTAAACGATATTCTTTCTAAGATACTTAAGCATTTACCTTTAAGGTGCGAGCTAGGCTCAATTGATCCTGTAGTAACAAAACAAGCTACTAAAAAGACTAAAGCTAAAGCAGTTGAACTAGTTAAATCAATTAAAGAGATTATTGATTGGAACAATATCGTTGAAGTTGAGTACACAGCTATAGAGAAATTAGCACAATCAGAAGACTTACCAGAGGCTATCTACAGCACTTATAGACCACAGAGAATAGCAATCAAAGGAGCTAAAGAACATCCTTCTCCCTTGGTAGAATCTGCAGCCATGAACTCAGTTCTGCCTCCTTTACCGAGTTATCGACCCAAACTCCCTAAGCAAGTAATAGAACAAGGCATACTATCTGAACCACAATTAGAGACAGTAATCTATGCAGGCGAGTCACACCAAAAGTTTTTAAGTTACTACTATCTAGTAGATAATACATTAGATAGTTTATTAATAACCTCAGAAACTACTACCGATGCAGTTAGATTTAGAAGAGGATATAGCTTAGGAGATGGTACAGGGGTAGGGAAGGGGAGACAAGTTAGTGGGATTATTTTAGATAATTGGCTACACGGTAGAAAAAAAGCTTTGTGGATATCTAAAAACGATACCTTACTAGAGGATGCTAGGAGAGATTTTAGTGCTTTAGGAGGGAATAAAGAACAGATAGTCCCTTTATCTAAATTTAAGCTAGGAGAGCCAATAAACCTAGAAGAGGGTGTGTTATTCCTAACTTACTCAACTCTCAGACAAGTAGAAAAGGGTGAGAAGATATCTAGACTACAGCAGGTACTCAATTATCTGGGTAAAGACTTTGATGGCGTGATAATCTTTGATGAGTCTCATGCTATGGCTAACGCTACTTCAGAAAAAGCAGCTAGAGGTATTAAAGCACCATCTCAACAGGGTTTAGTAGGTTTAAGGATACAAAGAGCCTTACCTAACGCTAGAGTTGTCTACGTCTCTGCAACAGGTGCTAGTAAGCTTGAGAATTTAAGTTATATGGAAAGATTGGGGTTATGGGGTTCAGATAATGTTCCTTTTATTGATAGAGACGATTTTATTAATCACGTCTCTACAGGGGGTGTCGCTGCTGTAGAGGTAGTCGCTAGGGATCTTAAAGCTTTAGGTCTTTATACAGCAAGGTCTCTATCTTTTGAGGGAGTAGAGTATCAAGTATTAGAGCATGAACTAACTAGCCACCAAATAGAAGTTTATAACCAGTATGCAGATGCTTACAAAATAATACATACTAACATTAGAGATGCCTTAAAACATATTAATGTTAACGACCAATTTGGTAAGGTTCGTAATGGTAGAGCTAGTTCTGCTGTCTATGCTGCCTTTGAAAATGCTAAACAAAGATTCTTTAGCCATGTACTTAGTAGCCTAAAGTCTAGTACTTTAATTAAAGCTATCGAGAAAGACTTAGAAAACGGATATTCAGCAATAATACAGGTTATTTCTACTGATGAAGCTTTACTGGATAGGAGACTCGCAGAGATACCGCCTAGTGAATGGAATGATATCAACGTAGATGTTACCCCTAGGGAGTACTTATTTGATTATCTTTATAATGCTTTCCCTGTGCATCTTCATGAGGTCTACTCGGATGAAAATGGTAGGCAATATACTAGACAAGCTTTAGATGAAAACGGTAATCTGGTATTATCTCAATCAGCTTTAAAAGCAAGGGACGCTCTAATCAAAGAACTAGCCTACCTACCTCCTATCCATTCTCTATTAGATCAGGTAATTCATTATTTTGGGGCTAAACAGGTAGCAGAGATTACAGGTAGAACTAAGAGGATATTAAGAGAAGAGGATAGACTCTTTATTGATAAAAGACCTTCTAACGCTAATATAGCTGAGACTCAAGCCTTCCAAGATGATCACAAAAAGATTCTTATTTTCTCTAACGCTGGCAGTACTGGCAGGTCTTACCATGCTGAGATGAGTGCTAAAAACCAAAGATTAAGAAAACACTATATCTGTGAGTTTGGATGGGAAGCACATGTCACAGTACAGGGTTTAGGTAGAACAAATAGAAGTAATCAGAAACAACCTCCTATTTATATCCTTGTTACCACAGATGTTAAGGGAGAAAAAAGATTTACTAGTAGTATTGCTAAAAGATTGGATACCTTAGGAGCTATAACCAAGGGAGAGAGAAAGACAGGTGGTCAAGGGTTGTTTAGAGAATCAGATAATTTAGAGTCTTTGTATGCTAAAACTGCACTAACTAATCTCTATAGAACGCTTAATTGGGGAGGTTTGAATTGTATCAAGTTGAAAGAGTTTCAAGACCTAACGGGACTGAGACTACAAACCGAAGACGGCATCGTTCTAGAGGAACAGCCACCAATGAAAACTTTTCTTAATCGTATTCTGGCTACTCCTATCGAGTTTCAGAACGATATTATGTCAGAATTACAAGCGAGAATCGATACCAATATAGAGCAAGCGATAGAGTCTGGTAGCTACGACATTGGTGTAGAGGTCATACGTGCTCATAAGATGTCTGTATTAGACAAGATAGAGATTTATAAAGATAAAAATAGTAATGCAGCCACATATGCACTCAAGATAGAGCGTACAAATAAAGTTAATTTCAACACCTTTGAGTACGCTAAAGACTTAGTAGAAGGGAATCAAGGCGGTTATATTCACAACGATACTACTAAGAAGGTTGCTGTATTACTTCCTACAAATAGTATTGTTGATAAAAATGGTGACAATATTGAAAGGTTTAAACTTGTTACTCCTACTTGGGAAAGAAAAATTAGTCAAAGCGAGTATAGAAAGACTAGTTGGGGTGGCATTGGCTCAATTAATCTCTTTAAGGATTTGTGGGAAAAAGAGCTATCAGAAAAACAAGAGTACAAAGTAGATACTTTCTTTGTTATTACTGGTTTACTGTTGCCTATTTGGAAGAAACTAGATCAATCAAATCTTAAGGTTTATAGACTTAATATCGGTAATAGTGAGCAGTTTCTAGGGAGATTAATTGAGCCTAGAGTGTGGGAAATTATCTCAGAGACCTTTGGAGTGAACTACAAGCTTACAGGTGCTGAAATCTATAGAATATGGCAGCATCCAGGTAGTTTTACGCCAATCAGCCTAACTTACGCAATTAAGCTAAAACAATCAGTTGTCTCTGGCTTAAAGAGAATGGAGTTGATCGGGAACTTTACTCCAAAGGATTACGAAAAACTAGAGGCTATAGGATGTTTCTTAGAGATAGTTCAGTATAGACCTAGAATATTTATTCCTACTACAGAAGCTTGTATTCCAATAATCGACAAGATTAGAAACAATGCTTAAACAAAAAGGAGGTGTCACTACCTCCTTAAAAATTCCTTTACCTGTGTCTTAGTACTAATATTGATTTAGTTCTATTTTCCAGATTACTAATATTTTAACTTATTTGATAATACTTACTGGCATAACCAAGAATATCGTTTTACTACTATCAAGAGGTTCAATGATCACGGGACTAACTGGTGTATTCAGACTAAACCTTACTGAGTCAGAAAGCATTGTCTTTAGTCCGTCTATTAAGTACTTACAGTTGAACCCTACCTTGATATCATTCCCACTAAGTTCTATTGCTAGACTATCCTCTCCTTTACCTATATCCTGTCCCTCAGCAGAGATAGTTAGTTTTTCTTCCACAAAACTAAAGACGGTTAAGTGATTACCTTGATTAACAATAGTAGAGACTAACTCTAGCTTTCTGATTAACTCCTTTCTAGGAATTGTGGCAGTAGTAGTAAAAGATTTAGGGATTAACTGTTGATAAGCAGGGTATTTGCCTTGTAACACACGTCCAATAACTGTATAGTCACCACAAGTAAAAAAGGTTGTAGACTCGTTAATTTTAAGATAGATATTCTCTTCTCCCTTACACTCACTTAAGACTTTTTCTAGTGTCTTAATTGTGTGTAGAGAAATAGTAACGGGTTTAGCTGTATCTCCTAAATCATGCTCTATTCTTGTAACACTCAACCTGTGTGAGTCAGTTGCAGCAAACTCTACACTATCTAATTCAGGTTTGATATGTATCCCTGTTAAAATCATTTTTGTCTCTTCAGTACTAGCAGCAAAAGAAACAGCTTTTAGAGACTCTGTAAACTCAACTAACGGGATAAAAATTGACTCACTTTCAGGAACATCTGGAAACTCAGGATAATCTGTAGCTGGCATTGTGCCGATATCAAAGTGACCTGATTCAGTGGTAATAGTCGCTCTATTATCTTTTATTTCAATCGTTATTTCTTCAGATTGAAGTTTACTAATAATGTTATTTAATATAGTTGCAGGAATAGTAATTAAACCCGATTCTTGTGTAATTGATTGGATTGAAGTTTTAATTCCAATCACAGTATCAAAACCAATTATTGTTAATTTGTCTTCTGTCGCCTCTATAAAAAAATTATTCAGTATAGGATGAGTAGCACGGCTAGGGACAGCCGTGCCAACTATAGATAAAGCCTTTTTAAAACTAGTTTGGTTAACGGTAAACTTCACTCTGAATACTCCTTAATTTCCTTACAATTTTAACAAAAACTATATTTGCTTCTAATAGATAAGGCTCAATTACTCCTACCAAAATTAACTTATTTTTGCCAACAAAACTTTTTCTCTAACAGGAAATGGAGATTAAGTAGCTTATTGATTTTTAGACATAAAAATAGACTAGTACTAAAACCGAAGGCTAGACCCCTCTTGTAGAGCACATCCCACTGCTCGCACGTTCTGTGCGTGCGCAGTCTTCTGCTAGCACAAATTATCGCTCGCACAGGATCAGCAGACATATAAATACGATATATATACAAATAAGAAAAATAACAAACAACAAGATCCGGAGCAGCAGTTGCTTTTGATTTTTAAAATTAATTAAATTCCTATAACCAATTAAAATACTCTCTAACTCACTTAAATTTGAGCTACAAGACGGGTAAATACACCTAACTTACTCTTTCTACCAAAAAGAAATAAATAAGCCCCATAGACCAAATTTAAGTGAAATTAGAATCAGTAGGACTTATTTACTTGTTAAGTTGTCTTTTTCTTAATTAAGTTTTTAATGGTCGGCTGGTGCTTTTGTTTTATAGTAAATGTGCTCAATAAACATTTTTATTTATAGTCTAAACACTTGACACTCACCCAATAAAATGTTATACTGTATGTATACAAAAGGTTAAGAAATGACTTAACCAAGCACCTAGAAAACTTAACCATAAAAACAAAGGAGACAAAATCATGCTTCAGTTTCTAATGATCGATGTAGTTAACATTAGTTCCAAAGTTTCAAGAGAAATCTTTCCTGAGACTGAGTTAGAAAAAATGGCTAACATTATTCTTCAGACAGGCGGTCTTCTAAGACCTCTAATTTTAAAGAAAGTAGGGTTTGAAAAGTACGAAGTTGTAGACGGACATTTTGAATACTACGCTTCCCTCAAAGCATTTGAAAAAGACATCGTTAAGGGAGAGATGGTTAACTCCTTTATCCTAGAAGAAAAACAAATAGAGCCAGCCAAAGAGCAAATAGCTCAATGGTTCTAATACTAAAAGAGAGGCTTTTCAACCTCTCTTTTTTACTGCCCGTAAAAATACTAATTTACTTTAGTAAATGTGCTCAATAAACATTTTTATTTATAGTCTAAACACTTGACATTTACCCAAATAATTGTTATATTAAGTATATAAGGTTAAGAAATTAACCAGCACCTAGAAAAACAAATAAAACAAAGGAGACAAACCGATGGAAGCGCTAGAAATGTTAACCCAAGCTGTTCTATTTTTGATTAACTCTTGTGATGGATGCCGTTCTCAGGATGGTAAAGGTTTTGACCGAACAGACCTTTACAAGTCAAGAGGAATAAAAGCAGAGATAGAAGAAAATGGGTACATTACCGAAAACAGTTTAATCTGGGCTAAGAAGGTGGTAGTCAAATACCACAGACAGCTAACAAACTTCGATCTCAAGCTGATGCTACAAGCTGAGAAAAAGCCCAGAAAGATTCAAACTCTTGAGTACGATTCCAGAAGGAAACACCTCTGTGTAATCTACCCATGTGGTGATTACCGGATGTATAAGACACCTGAGCTACCAGAGTCTCTAATAGAAGAAGCCAGAGAAATCTGGCGAAGAGCAAAAAGAGAGGAAATTCCAATCTTAATCTTTGACTAAAAACAAAAGCACTCAGAAACGGGTGCTTTTTTCATGCCCACAATTATGTTATTATTCGATCAAAAAGGAGATAGAGCCATGACGGTAGACAGAAAGCCATGTCCTCACTGTGGTAGTGAAAATGTTCGTAAGAACGGGGTTAACGACTCTGGTAACCCTAGATTATTTTGTAAGGATTGTAGAAAGAGTTTCTCTTTGATTGACGGAAAAACGATGATCACAGAGATTTTATGGAAACCCAAGAAAGATCTATACGACGAGGGCAAGAAACCATGTCCTCATTGTGGTAGTGGCAATATTAGTAAAAAAGGTAAGGATGAGTCAGGTAACCCTAGACTAGTTTGTAACGACTGTAAAAGGCAGTTCTCTTTAGAGGTAAACCCAAAGGGAGCTAAGACTATACTTCCAGATAGACCTCTAACTGGTTACGAAAGAGTAAAGAGATGTTTAGAAAAGAAAAAAAGTTTGAAAAATCTTTAAAAGTTCAGTGTTTATACGGATACACAAATAAAAATATCGGGTTATTATAAGAGTATAGAAAAACAAAAAAGCCGAGAGGCTAAAGGAGACAAGCAAATGACTACTAAATTTTATGGCAATTCTACCGAAACTTATTGTGTAGTTGAAGGAAAAATCTACTTAATTCAATCAGTAGATCAACCAATCTTTACTCCAATTGACTACACTAACTGGGGTATGCCTCACAATGTGGAAGAAGTAGTTGACTTAAAAAATGATTCAGATTTTGTTGAAATCGTTAAAATGTGCGAAGATCCATCTTATGAACGTGAAGATTTATATCAATTCCATGTCGGAACAACCTTTCAGACTATTCCACTAACTAAATAATTTTCCTTCATTCGTTCCCCTAGAGCTTTAACTCTAGGGGATTTTGTTATATGTATTATCCTGTAAAGTTCAGAAAGAAAAAACTACAAAATCTATAAAAGTTCAGTATTTATACGGATACACAAATAAAAATATCGGGTTATTATAAGAGTATAGAAAAACAAAAGCCGAGAGGCTAAAGGAGACAAGTTGACTAACGCAACTACAGCTATTCAATATTTCACAGTTGAATTTTACGGAACAGAACTAACAGCCGCTATTGATTACGAAGAAAAAGTGATCGGTTTAACAGACCCCGATCAAGTAGCAAATACAATTGATGGTATACTCGAAGAAAAAGGAATAAAAGAAACAATTGAGATAATCGACGACGAAACACAACAATCTTTTATTATTGAAAACCAAGAGTATGAGCACGCTCTAGACATTCTAAGACAAGAGTTATTTGAAAGCTTCGAGGCTTACGTCCTCAACCGATTTGGTTTTACTTTAGAACCAGATAATTGCATTCTTGAATCAGGAATACCTGACTACCATTTCTAAAAATAGTTAATTAACCTCCCCTAGAGTTGACTCTAGGGGTTTTGTTATATGTATTATCCTGTAGAGTTCAGAAAGAAAATACTAGAATACTGGTTAGCCACTAACAAAAGCTGTAGACAGATTGGTAGAGAGTTTGGTGTGTCTGGCTCCTTTGTTGCTGATCTTGTTAATAGATATCAAGAGGCAGGCAATATTGATATAAAACCTTTTAAACCAAATAAAAAGAGTGCCTTAACTGAGGAACAAATTGATATTTTAATAGGCTTGATGATTGATTATTATGACAAACCTATCCCTTGGATTAAAGAAAAGTTTTTACAAGACACGGGAGTAGATTTTGCTAATGCAAGCATTCAGTATTATAGAGACAAGCTAAAGGGAAAGTATGGAGCAATTGAATCTAAGAGGGTTCTACCCGAATCAGATCTCCCTACAAACCTTGACTCAACCAATCAGTTACAGCAGGGAAAGTGGAAATTAACATCAAAAGAGAAAGATATTTTAAAAGAAATAATAACTAGTAATCCAGATTCCAAGCTAAGAGAAATAGTTAGTTTTTTTAAACTGAAGACTGGTAAGGAGATTACTACAGGTGCGGTTTGCTACTACAGGAAGAGGATTAACTCCTAACTTACAGTTAGTTAAAATATTAAAGTACACTAGCTTAATATTTATGGTTTTCCTGCCTTGGTGCAGAGCAGCACTTATCACAAGAACTGATGGGGTTACGGTATCTGTAACTGACTTTGACGATCAGTTTACTTACAACGGAAATGATTACAGTCCAATAAATAGTATAGCTGCAACTGCTGTAAATCAATCTCAAGAGCTTACACCTAGCAATATAGAGGTTGTGACAATAATCTCTGATATTTTCACAGAACAAGATTTATTACTAGATAGATACTACAACGCTACGATTGAGATATTTATCTACGACTGGATGGCTGGAACAAAGGTTAAAACGCTTTTCCTAGGCTATTTAGGAGAGGTAGGAATTGACTATGACCGCAATGGTGCACACAAGTTTACTATTAAAGCTCAGTCCTTAGCAATGCGACTAGAACAGAAAAACACACTAGTCACAACACGTAATTGTAGACACGTCTTTGCTGAGAACAAACCAGGTTCTTGTAGGTTAAATATTAGCTCTAGTCAAGCTAGTTATACTGTTGCCAGTGTTCCAGATAGTGCTAGTATACAAGTTAATTCAATTGGACAAATTGATAGTTACTATAGGCTTGGTAAATTAACTTTTACTTCGGGAGTCTTGAACGGAATTTCAAACAGTATTAGCTCTCACGATAATCAAACCTTTACCCTATCTTTACCTTATCTATATCTCCCTTCTGTAGGAGACACTTTTGTAGTCAATATAGGTTGCAACAAAACCCTAGCTAGGTGTGTAGAATTAGGTAACGTATTAAATTATGGTGGATTCCCTTATCTACCTGGTTGGAATTTAGTTATTCAAGGAAGTACTACACAGCTATGACACAAGAAATAATGCAAAGAGTCTTTAACAGGAAGAAATACACTTGTTGGGAAGAGTTTTATTCTGACGATTCTCTAGAACTACTCAAGCACTACATATCTGTCAAGAAGCACAATCCCGAAGACTTAGTATTGATGTTCAATGAGCAGATTGAGAAAATAAGCAAGATATTGTCAGCCCATTTTAATAATTATCTGAATCCAGACGCTACCAAAGAGTTAAAGAGGATGATTAGTAACGACTCTAAACATCTTATTAAGCAACGAAAAGTTTACAGAGAGATGGTTACGTATCTTGAAGAGAAGGTGATACCTCAGGTAAAAAAGTCCCTAGTTCTAGAGAGTATGTCAGCCTAACTCCTAGACAAGTTTGTTACTCAGAAATTGTTGTTAAATTAGCTAAAGATTATTATGCAATTACTGACAATACTGATGTTATTTTTGATGTTTTAATTAAACAGATTGCCAAGATTGAAAACATAATAATTCAACTGTGGGATGCTCGTGAAAACGAGGCTGTGGCTAATCAGATAACCTATATGGAGCAATCTAAAGCTGTTTATTATTCTGTTATGAATTACGTTTTAGAGCACTACGTTAAGTGACAAATTGAAGTTATTTGTTATGTAGTATAATGGAAGAAATACCCTCTCGCGGGCAAGTGTTGTAGCACTTAAACCCCAGAGGGAGTAACTAACCTTAATCCAAGTAAGGAGTCACAATGACAAATTTAACACGATTCGACAAAGACGGAATCGAGATATTAATTGACACTCAGACAGGCGAAAGTTTTGCTAGTATTTCTGGTTATGCACGGATGGCTAACATCTCAAAACAAGCTATATCTAAAAGATGTACCGTCAACCAATCAGTCCTTAAAACGGCTGAAATAGATACTACAAGCGGAATTAGAACCGTCAACCTAATTACAGAAGATACTATATGTGAATGGATAATTAAAGACAATCCATTTATGGCAAGTCAACTGCTTAAACTTGGAGTAAGAATGTTTCTTCATCAATTAGCAGGAATTGAAAAAGAATCTATTACACACACACCTCAATTAACAACAAAAGCAACAGCTATAGAATGGGGTAAGCATTGCCTATCATTGGGGATACACAACGATGGTTATATTCACGAATTGCTTAAGCAGTTAACCATACAAGAATTATCTTTAGTTCAAAATACAAAGCAATTAACTTCTACTGTAGAACCAATTAAAGATGTTACTATTTGTACTGTGAGAGCTAATGAGCTTGGTTATACACCTCAACAGTATGGTAATGGAGCTGCTTTAGGAGCATTTGTTAAAAAAAGAATAACACCAGTTTTCAAAAAGCGTATAGGTCAATTTGCAACATGGCACTATGAAGTTAATAACGAACTAGATCATGCAATTCATCAATACTTTAAACAGAAATCATGCTAACTAAAAGAGAAGAAGTAGTAATTGAGGCTAGAAAGTGGCTTGGTACTCAGTGGAACCATGCTCAAAGCACTCAAGGTGTTCAGGTAGATTGCGTTAACTTTGTTTATGGAGTCGCTAAAGCTTGTGATATTGATTGTGGTAATTTACCTGAAGAATACCCAAGGTTAAGTGACGGCAAAGAGTTAATAAAGTATTTAGATACCTACTTTAAAGAGACTACTCTTGAAAACGCTAAAATAGGAGATATTCTAGTGTTTAAGTTCTTTGGTGTTCCTCACCACCTAGGGATTCTAACTAACCTCTTAGGGTATCCAAGTGTCATACATTCCTCAGCAGAATTTATGAAAGTTGTAGAGCATATTTTAGATAGTAAGTATGTTAGAGTCTTATCAGGAGTATATAGTTTAGGTTATGAATAAAATGTCTGATCAAGTTATACATATAAAAGTTCAAAGAGCTAATAAAGAAGACAAGATTTTGGTTGTATCAACAAAAGCAGATAATGATTTAGAGATAGAAAAAATTCCTTTTTCAGGTCGTCTTATTTCCGATGATCCTGATTATTGGTTAGATCATTTTTATTTTATTAAAGGACAAAACGTAGGCAATAATCTTGCACAAATAATTGAAAATAACAGAAATTGGATCAAGGAAATACAACAGTTAGAAGATTTAGATAATAACTTGCATGGTGAGTCTTCTGAGTCATCATTTTGGTCGGAAATGGAAAATGGGGAAGAGAAGATTAAAAGGGTTAGTTTATGAATAAAATGTTTTTAAGTAAGTTATTTAGTGTCAAAAAACTAGCAAATCTTGTTAAAAAAAGGCTGAAAAAAAGTAGAGAGATTATAGAAGAATCTAACGGAAGTGAAGGATATTGTGACACAGTGGTTATGTCAGATCCTGTACTCACTTCAATAACTGGATTATCAGAAGATAACAGATGTATTGGTTGTAGTTACTACTCAACTAACGGACTCTTACGCTGTGCGGTCAACCCTACACTAGCTGAAAATATTGGTGCGTACTCAATTAATAATTGTGTTGATTTCAAAAGAAGAGAATTTAAACCCTTTTTCACTACGGTTAAATAATGGCTGAGTCTTTAGTAATCTCGCTTGCTATAAGTACTGCTGTTGGCTTTATTGGTTCGTTACTTACTCCAAAGAAAAAGCCAACACTACCAGATATACCAGGTAGTCAATACGGAAAGACTTTAATTAGGGGTTTTGGTACCTTTGCTGTTGAGGGAAATATGATCTTTCCTGAAACTGCTAACCAAGCTTTTAGGATTAGTAGAAGCCGTTCTAAAGGAGGTAAAGGGATACCTCAAAGTCAGTCAGAGAGAGTGTACGGTAAGTTCATGGCTGTGTTCTGTCAAGGTCAAACTACCTTTGATACTCTCTGGATAAATGGAGTTACTCATGGTGGTAACGGTAGTTACGACGGGTACATGACTCAGCAAGGGTTTGATTTTTTTGATGGCAGACCTTTGACTATTAACGGAGGTGCTCAACTGCCATGGTCAGATGCTCAAGCCATTAACGGAGCTAATAATACACCTGCTTATACTGGTTTAACTTGTGCGGCTTTCTCTAATCTTGATTTAACCAAGTTAGGGAACACTTTCCCTACTCAGTTCAAGATGAAATTGGTAGATGTTGAACTTGGTGCAGAACCATCTTTAGGTGCTGTTGTCAAGGCTATTTGTAAGTTATCAGGATTATCAGATAGTCAGGTTGACACTAGTGATCTTGCTGGATTTCAGATAGTTGGGTTCGTTATGGATCAATCTGGAGGTTCTTATAAGGATTCAATTAGTCAATTAGCGTCAGCATGGTTGTTTTATCACACTGAGTTACAGGATGGTACATTAGCCTTTAGATTCTTTGATAGGAGTTTTACGGGAGATAGCCCATTAATTATTCCTGCTGACGAATTAGGAGCTTATGACGGGGTTGAGAGCAATTTTCCTTTTAATATTCGTAGAGATTTTATAGATCCACTAGAACTTCCCTCTAAGATATGGTTGACCTTTACTAACCCCAATATTGGTTTCTATAGAGATACGGTAGTAGGTGAAGCTCAGTGGGCTAAGCATAAAAATGAACTAAATATAGACTGTTCTAATTGCATCATGACAGCAGGACAGGCTATAACCCAAGTCAGCAGAATGATGCAACAGTTCTGGGTGCAAAGAAACAAGTTTAAGTTTACACTGCCTCCTGTCAGTCCTAGTAGTGGGTTTAAGTATATTAATCTATCAGTTGGTAACTTACTAGAATTACCTACAGGTGAGGTGGTTCAGATTGAGAAGATTGATATAGGTCTCAATTATATAGTTGAGATAGTTGCACACGGATATGGTAAATCATCTTCTATTACTGCTGGATCAGGTTCTAGTTCAAGTGTCAGCCCTCCTAGAAGCAATTCAGAGTATACAGACAATATTCCTGTTGGATCAACTTCAAATAAGCTAACAATACTCGACATTAATACAATATCTGATAGCGACTCAGAAAGAGGTGTTTATGTTACTGCCTCTGGCTCTAATGTCAATGTTCTAGTTTCTATCGATAATGGTACTTCTTACTCAAAAGCTACAACCTTAACTACTCCTGGAATTGTTGTCAATAACGTAACAGGAACGCTAATTAGTTGGAGTGATACAACAGCAACTGACACGACTAGTACTTTAACAATCCCTCAATCAGTAGGAACTATCTCAAGTATCACTAGTGGTCAAGCAGCTACTCTCACAGAGAATGTCGCTTTTGTTGGTTCTACTACAACCGTTAACGGCACTTCAGTCTATAGAGGGGAGATAGTTGTTTTTACTACTGTTACCGTCTCTGGCTCAAATTATGTTTTGAGTAACTTTACTAGAGGGGTTAGAGGAACAGAGTCTTATATGTCTACTCACGGCACCAATACAGACACTTTTGTCTTATTGAATGGTGTTGGTGCTAACGTTTCTAGAATCTCGATAGACGATCAATATATTGGAACTAATCTATATTTTCAGACAACTAATAATGACTGGCAAACCTCCTATTCAGATCCTTCTGCTACTCAATTTAGTTATCAGGCTATTGGCTTAAAGCCTTACCAACAGAAGAATATAGCGTTTAACTACGATTCTGCACAAAACATTGTTATCAGTTGGACTAAAGTCCCTAGAGGGATGGCATTAACAACAGGAGAGTTAATTGATTCTTATTCTCTAGATATCCTAAACAATAGTAATGCTGTTGTAAGAACCTTAACTAGTGCTTCTCCTGTAGCTATCTACTCCAAGGCTCAGCAGATAACCGACTTTGGTTCAGTCCAAACTAGCTTAAAAGTTAATTTATATAAAGTTTCTAGTATTGTTGGCAGAGGTTATGTAAGAAGTTTATCAACTACTGTAGCGAGTGCAGGTAGCAGTACTTCTATAGTAGGTGACACAAGTACAGATAGTTTTAAGGCTACTAAAACCATTACAGCAAACTATACTGTTTTGACTACTGATAATGGTTATTGGATAGTTGTCAATAACGCAAGTCTTACAGGGAGTGTATCAATTACAATAACAGTTAGTAATGCGCTCCCATTAGGTTTTAGATGCTATTTTGTTAATCCTTTACCAGTATCTGGCAACAATGTTATTCTTACTTTTGTGTCTTCTACAAGTGAGCCATTTTATACAACAAATACCCTAAAACCTGATTCAGTTGGCTTATTGTATTTTCATGGTTCAAGTTGGACTTTGAACTCAGGAAAAGCAGAGTCTGTAGGTGGTTCAGGATTCACTGATATAGAACAATTGAGATTTTTATTATGACGATCACATATACTCCAAAGACTAAAGCAGCAGTAGCAACTAGTTCTCTTACTACTATCTATACTGTACCAAGTGACACTACAACTAGAGTAGAGAAAATTACTATTACAAATGGTGCAACAGCAGGTACAGTCACGCTTAAATTTTACGATGCAAGTGCTACCACATCTTATTTTTTAGCTTGTAACGCTTATCCAATAGCTGCTAACGCACTAAGGGAAATAGCGGGTGAGATACTAGAAACGGGCGATTATCTTCAAATTAGTGCAGCTACTACAACCGATCTGACTGTTAAACTGAACTACGTAGAGGCGGTTGTAAGCTAATGTTTTTAAGATCTCCTAGACCTGATTTACTAGAGACTAGAGATAACTTTGGGATTGTGGCAAGTAGTTTAGGTGACAATAATTTAAAAAGCAATTTGCTAAGTTATTGGGATCTAACACCTGCCTCTAGTTATAATGATCTAACAAATAATGGTAGTAACTTAACGTTAATTAATTCTCCTAGTGGAGATAATACAAATGGTGTATTATTAAATGGTACTAATCAATATTTATCGGTTGCTAGTAATTCGTATCTTCAATTTACTAGTAGCGATTTTACTATAGCTGGTTGGATCAATCCAACTTCTTTAGCTGCCAACGGAAGTTACAATTTTATTGTTTGCCAAGACAATATTGGGGTTGGTAGAAATTGGGGGGTTATTTATGATCCGACTACTGCAGATACTAAATTAAATTTTCAAATTTTTAACTCATCTGGATCAGCTTTCTCTGTTAAATCAAACTTTCAACCAACAATAAATAATTGGTATTTTTTAGTTGCAACACACTCTACCTCTGCAAAAAAAATTACATTTATTGTTTTTGAAGGGTCTACCACTACACCTGTTTACGCAGGTGTAGTGACTTACACAGGAACTTTGGCAACAAATTCTTTACTAACTACTTTTGGTTGCGTTTTAATTTCTGGTAGTCCAAATTTTTATTTTAATGGTAGGTTAAAGCAATGGGGTATTTGGTCTAGAACATTAACAGGATCAGATATTCTGCAACTGCATAATAGCGGTAATGGGTTATTTTTTTCTTCGCTAGATTAGAGTTAATATTAATCAACATCTGATTGGTTGGATTGAGCAATATAAGAGATTAACTCAAGAAATCTACCACCACGCTTAGTAGATATCAATTGCTCTGTTGAGTGAAAATCTAATACTGAGTAGAGTTTAAATAGATTCTGAGATTTGTAGACACCTGATAGTATCTCTGTCTTAGTGCATCCAAGAGACATTAACAGTTCAAAATAACCTAAAAACTCTATTAGCTCTTGTCTATTTATAGTAAGTAGATTTATCTCAAAAAGTACAGGAAATATTTCTCTACTATTAGCTTCTTTAGCTAAGAATAAAATATGCTTTTGTCCAGATTCAGCTATAGCAATAGTAAAAGGCGGTTCAGGAGGGTTAACAAGCCATTCTCTAATCTGTGGTCTTGTGGGTAAGTCGGTTACTCTATCACCTTCAATCTTAGGGTAAGACTCTTTCTCTGAAATTAACCAAGACCAACAACGACCAAATAATAGTACTTCTTTTTGACTATGTGGATTATAGTATTTAAGTCTTAGAGGGATAACGTAATGACAACGATCACATAACTTATCAGAGGTTGGAGACTTAGCTGAACTGTGAGCCGTGAAACTGTCTTTTAGTATTCCTTCTTTAGGTTTGGTGGCAGGAATTGAACCACAGAGATAGCATGAGTCTTTTATTTTAGTGTCACTAGTCACGTCACTCACCTTGGCTTTGGTAATAGTTCTCTTGGAGAGTTGGGAGATTTGTGTGCTATGTCACTAAACACGACACTTGCCTTGGCTTTGGTAATACTAAAATTGTGAACTGCATAAAGAGAAGTGACATCCTCAAAAATGATTTTCTCTTTAATTTTGAGATCTTCTAGGCTATCGTAATCTACAGGCTCTCCATCTTCGGTGAGCAAGAATATATCCTGAGCGCCTATTCTGAGTGCATAAACTACATCAGGACGACTAGGCAGTGAGACGCTGTAAAGGGTATATTGTCCCATACTAATAAGGCTTAAAACAGCATCTGGGAGTTTACTGAGACGACTTTTTGGGATGGACGAAGTGGTGATCATGGCTCTATCCTCTCTTTATTAGCTAATCTCAAAGTTGTAACAGATTACCAACTTGTTACCAAAAGATGATGGTGGCTAAAGTGAAGTAAATGGGTATTAATGGTTAACTAAGCATTATGCTCAATTTATGGATTACATTCTACCTACAATCTAGCTCACTAAAAATATTTATTTCTGGTCACTAAACGCGTCACTTACCTTGGCTTTAGCAGTAGCCTGTCTTTAGTTCAAGAGTAGATCAATTCAGCTATTCGTTTTTCCTCAGCCAGAAATTTTAATAAGTTATCGGGAAGCGGAACAGCTTGTAACTCAATCCAGTACAAACAATGTCTTGGCGCAAATTCTATATCACGATCTGTAGAAGATCCTACGGGAAAGCCATTCATGTCTAAATATCTCAACACATCAAACAACTCCTCTTTGTCTTTTGTCCTAAATATCAACTTTGAAGAATTGCGAGGTGACTGCAAATATATTTCATACATCATTTTTACCTTAATAGATGATAAACTTTATTGTTACACAACAAAAAACTTTTACCTATTTTCTCCAAACCTTTATTTAATATGTTGATTGCTGCATTTTGATCCCTATCTAAAACACATTGACAGTGTGGGCATTGATGCAGTCTTACACTTAAAAGTTTTGGCACTTTTTCACCGCAACTTGAGCAATTCTGAGAAGTGTTGTGGGGGTTAACTTCTATTACTTGAACTCCAAACTTAGAAGCTATTTCCTTTAGTCTTAAAACAAAATAACCCCATGCTGCATTAGAAATAGCTTTAGAAGGATTTTCACAGTAAATTTTTGCATAACAGGATCGGTAGAGCCAAAACTTTTTTCATATGACACTCCGATAGTTTTTATTAGCGAGAAATCAAAAAGCCTAGAGTAATCTAGGCTGATAGTGTGGTTTAGTATTCCTTCTTTAGATTTGGTGGCAGGAATCGAACCACAAAGATAGCAAGAGTCTTTCACGCAATCTACAAATATTATTTAAGTTTTTTCTCTATTGTAGTGGTGATGGTCTGATTGATAATCATAAGCTCTTTCTTGTTTTCGGTAATAGTTATAGTATGTTTGGTATCTTCTCTTACAGAATTTACTTCTGTATCATCTCTATTGGTATTAATAACTTTTTTAGAATAATCTACATCATACTCAATTCTTTTTATGTTGCATGTTTTAGGTTGTAAATTACAACTGGGTTGAATACTGGTAGAGCATCTATTTAAATTTGATATTTTGCAAGCTGGCGTGTTTTTAAGAGTCTCAAGATCTTCTGCTAGCACACTATTTGTATTTACTTCTAATGCAATAAAAAGTAATAAAATAAACAATGAAATACGCATAAGTTAAACCCCTGTTTCTTTATGATTTATTAATATTTTAACAACAAAATATAGTTTTCTGTATACACTTTTCATTGTTTTAAGATATTCTCGTTTTATATTTAATAGTTCCGATAATTTAAACAAACACTCCACAACCTAACTTGTGTTTACCGCCAATACCTGACACTTGAAGCTTAATAGAATCTTCTTTACTTAAGTTAAATGCTTTAGCTTTAAACCCTACTACAGTATAATTCCTCTCACTTCTTGGGATGCGTATTGTCAGTCTTTCTAATACTTCAATATCTGCTTTAATCTCTAACTTATCTAGTTGTTTATCTGCTGCTATTTTAAATAGCTCTGGAGTGACAGCATTCTTGATTACAACCAATCTAGCTATTAACTCTGTTTTACCTTCTAGCATCCTATATAAAGGGTTTCCTAGCCTTATTTGGTAGCGCATTATCTTAAGGTTAGAGTCTTTAAGTTTAGTAAATAACTTGGCGTTATCTATAGTTGTTCTGATTAACAAAGTAGATTTATCTGTTAATTTAATCTCTCCATTGTTGTTAGGGAGTCCAGTTATTGTGTTAATAAAAACTTCCTCTAGACTATGGAGTTCTTGTATTTTTGAACACAAAGCAGAGTATAGATAATAATTATGGTCAGCATAGAGAGACTGACCATAAACAGGGAATAGAATATCAACAAATTGAGACAAGTTAAATTAATTTCTCCAGTTACTGTAGAGACAAACTAACCAAGTTAAGTTTGTCTCTAGTCTCGTTCAAATCTTTTTCTATGTAATCTGAGACTGGAAAATCACTAAAAATATCAACAGAGTTTACTCCTATATTCCAAGCTTTAACAATGCGCTCAGTTTTAAAATAATCAACTCCTTGTGCTTCTAAAAATATCTGTAGTTGCTCCAACAATAGAATAGGAGGATTGCAGCGATTTATCATTCCTTCTTCAAAAGCAATTATTTCTAGTTCTCCTTGTACTGTAGTAGGAACATCTAGTAATATATGGTGAAAATCATGAACCAAGATATAGCTAGACGGAAACATTGATGGTTTATCTACTGTTGCTACGTTTCCATTATTTTGATAATACTGGTGTAGAGCATATCCTACTGTTCCCTTCTTACAAAAAGGAAGTTTTTTAAAAAGTTTTATATTTTCTGGGTTAGGAGTTAATGATTCTAAGAAATAGCTTTTGAGTCCAATTAATTTATCTTTTAAAGACATAAAAGGCAATATTTTTGGCATTGTTTGTGTCCTTAAAGTACAAGTTGGTCTTACGTATTCAAACCTTATTCGGCTAAAGATCTGCCATAAATTAGCAGAAGTAACACCTAGTAAATTAACTGGTGTCAGTAAACTTACTACATCGATTTCTGGTTTAACTAATTTAATAATTTCTTCTCTATTTTCTGCTTGAATAATTCGATTAAATAGATTATTATCGGTCAAAACTTGTTCAAGAAAATTAAGTTCAACAGTCATAAAATGCCTCAGTTACATTCTGTTTTAAATATGAGTATAACATAGGATTAAATCGCTTCATGTTCTCTAAAGAGGTTTTCTGTAAGGATTTGTTTTTGTTAGCAGAATACCAATAATTAGCATGAGCATTGGTTCTACTTGTTTTACGGTCTAATTTGTCATACAAGTCCAAGTAAGGAATATCATAATAAAAAAGATAAGCCCAAACATCCTGCCATGACCACCATGCAAGAGGACATACTCTATAGTATCCTTTATGTTTTCCTGTTTGGTATTGATGAATTAACCCGTATTTTTTTAGAGATCTTCTTCTATTAATACTTTCTTCTGCTCTTAGCCCAACAAAAGCCACACTGTAATCAACTACTGCATTTATCCTGTCTTGGACTGTATCAGAAGTAGCAGCATTCTCTTTTTGAGCTTTAATATCTAAATACTTAGTTGGAAATTTCTCACAATACCTAGAGATTGTTTCCGAGTAATTAGAAACATAATCTTGCTCTATTGAGCTATAACAAACTGCAGCAATATCAGGTTTAATTTGTTGGCAAAGGTGCAACATTACGGTTGAATCTTTGCCCCAACTAATAGCTACATAAGAGTCACCAATCTCTAGAGCTTCAGAAATTATTTGCTTGGATTTCTCTACTCTTTTTTTAAAGCTATCTAGTAGCGCATAACCTCTATAGGCTTGATATTCTGGATCATCTTTTAAAAGCAACTGTCAATTAGCATTGGTTTTTAACCTAGGCTTCTCCTTAATCTGTCTTACATTGTCTTTTGGTATATAACACAGTACTTGATTCTGATGCATCCATGATGGTGTTTTCCAAGCCACAACCATCATGTCATGCACCTCTAAATCTAGTTGCTGTGCCATCTCTAAAGGAATTGGTCTTGTGACACGTCTTTCTTTCTCAAACGACCAGTCATAGTCAATTTCTTTAACTGACCACTCAGAGACATAAGCAAAGCCGTAGGATCTCTTTTTCCCTAAGTGAGTAACTGTAGATAGAGCTAACTTTATCTGCTCTTTATCTCCTACTACAAACCAGTCAATCCTTTCAGTAAGCTTCAAGAATAGAGGTAGATCATAAGACTTGAATTGACCATCTGAGCCAGAAAACTTAGCCTTCTTCTTACCCCAATCAAGATGCTCACTTTGATAATCCCACCGTTTTCTATATCTATCAGTACTCTCTATAGAGTATAAGTAGTGAGGACTAGAAGCTTGATAGAAACCTAGTTCATGCTTTTTAATTGGTAACTCAATCTCAGTTAAAGTCTCAAAGGTTACGTTAGTGTCAAGTCTACCAGTTGATTCTCTAACTGAGTACTCTATTATCCCTGTGATATCAGGAGAAAGATTGTCTGTTACAGCAATAGGTCTAGCTAGATTAGCTGTTATTTGTAAAGGAATCATGGCTTACTTAAATCCAATTGATTACAAAGTTTATCTATTACCAAGTGATAAACAGTACCACTAGAGCCAGACTCATGTGTGTTAATTAATAGTTCAACTAAAGCAAAAAAACTTAAAGGTCCTTGAAGCGTTACGTCCAACTGCAAAGAAGAAATAACATTTTTTATCTTCTCAGCAAGAACGTTTAGTAGACACTTTTTAATCGAGATTCTTGATGGCTCAAAAAGATGTACTGATAGATAAATATAGGCAGCAACTAGGTCAATTAGTGAGTGTTCTTCTGACTCAATATCAGTTGCTTCTGTTGTGGATAATACTGATTCAATTGTTGTCATTTCTACCTGATTAATTATTTCTATTTGTTGTGATTCTTCTATTTTATCAATTGTCTCTTCTTGCTCAGTAATCCCAATACCGTGCTCATTTAGATATTTCAAATACCAATTACGCATCGTTTTAGGAGGAACCAAAGGGAAATCTTTATAAAGTCTTCTAGGTTGACTTCCATTTCTAAACCTATTTAATATCTCTGACTTGTACTTGTCTCCTCTACTAGCCATTATCCAAATACTCCCTTGATTTCACTGTTATTACTTTTAATAAACTCTCGATAATCAGCCAGATAAGATTTATATCTCTCTTGCTGTAGACTAGCTCTACTTTCTAATACTTGATGTCCATCTTTAATTGATATCCAACTACCTGCTTCTTCTCCACTAGAGTAATAAATCTCTACAGCAACTCTACCGAAACCTGTATTACTCATCCCTCCTAAATAAGGATTCTCTGCCCAATTGCTAATAGCATCAGCTATAAACCCTTCCTCAATATCAGTAACGTTAGCATCCCACCGAGAGTAGAGTTTTGCTCCTTGCTGTATTAACCATGCACCCATAATCATTTGATTAGACTTTTGTTTCTCTTCTTTTTTCTCTGTACTATCTCCAAATAAAGATTGTTGTCCTTCTTTAGATGCAGCAGGCAATAAGTACTTAACAAGAGAAGGATCATGGTGTGAGTCCATTCTTACCTTTTGGTTATAGGTTAACCAGTGTGGGTAAGGTCTGAGAATCTCTTGTAGGTAGGGTAGCCAATACTTTAGAGTTTCTTTGTAGCTAGTATCGTCTAGCGTCTGTTCTCTCTTAAAGAGGAAATTAGAGACTCTTGTTTCCTCTAAATCTTTTTTAGCTTGAGAGATAGCTTTTAACCCCTCTAAAGCAGCTGCAGGTAAAGCAGGTTGAAATATTTGAAACTGATTTAAGGCTGACTCGTAACAAATAAGCATTGCATCGCCAACATTAATCCGACCTGGAATCATTTGAGCATCTTTACCACCAAAGACTCCTTTAGGTTTAGCTGTTCCTAGTACTGATATAGGAGGTAAAAACTGTCTTATCTTTTTATCAAGCTCTAGATCATTAGCTGTACCACCATCAATTGCACCACCACAGAACAAAGTATGATGCAAGATTGGAGATACCTGTATCCCTAGTTCACTTAAGAAAGAATCGACTCCTACACGTCTTAATATTCTGTTCCTTAGTGCGTTACCTGAGAGACAAAATACTTGGCTAGGATTGCCTTCTATATCGGTTATAGCTAGAGTTTTGAGGTTAGCTTGATTGCCTACTGATTCTCCAATATGGGATAGAGGTGACAAAGTTTCTATTACTAAGTGAAAAGTAATTCTGTGGCGTTGGTTCGGGTTGTAATTATTTGGCATTTAACTATTAATTATCTCCTCTTCATCTGGATAAACCTTTGTGGTCTTTTCACTTACGTAATAAATTTCAAGATTTGGACAAAGAGACAATATTTTGTCTGACTCTTCTTGTCGTCTTTGTTTTTCATACTCAATCATTTTATCTATTAACAATTCTTCATCTTTTTCTTGATGAGCGTCTACAAGGAACTTAGCTACTTTATCTAAATTTCTACTTATTTCATTGGGATTATTACAATCAATAGACTCTACAAACAATCGTCCTGCATCATCTGGAGTCAACTTCTCTATCGCCTTTTTAGACATCAATTACATCCTCATCTTCTTGTTTATTGAGCCATAAAGCTTTATCTTCTTCATGTTTTAAGCGAACATATAAAGCGACAATTTGTGACTTTTCTAGACACTGTCTTAATACGGCTCTATCGGTTATTCCAAACTGAATAGACCACCGTTTTATTATATCTTCCCAAGATTCCCACACTAAAGACTGATCTGAGTCAATCTGTTGTATTTCTCCTACATTTCCATCCTCAGCTTTAGCTGCTCTTAAAATTACTTGTTGAGGTTGAACTAATCTAGTCCACTCTTTAGGTTTAAGTGTTGGAACAACCAATCTTTTAGAGAGATAGTGAATATAGTCGTTTAAGTTTCTAGAGGGAATAGCAGCATTTTCTATTGATGTTTGAACATACTCCCAAGTCTTAATTCCGTTAGCAGGAGAACGTTGTTTGTCACGGCATCTAAATACCCAATAAGTTAAGGCGCTAGCTAAAGCTATTGGTTTGTCTTCTGTATTAATTCCTAACAAATTCTTGTCCCTATTTCTATTAATAATTTTCCGTCAGAATCTAATTGATATTCTATAAATTCTAACTTACGGTAAACAATTTGATTACCTGTGTGATAACACTTGTTTATCTTTATACACATATATTCAATTGACGGAGATTTGTATTTTTTTAAATGATTCTGTAAACGCTTTTTACAATCTTCTAGATTATAAAAATTTCTTCGTTCAATACAATACTCTGTTTTTTTAGAGATTAAATCTACTTTAATATACTCAAAATAATAAAAAAACATATTTTTTTTTATTTCCTGTATTAATTCCTAATATTAGTTTTTTGATTCATTGGCTTTAAAAACACACAACATACTAGGGATCGGGGTAAATAAACAAAATACCCCAATAGAACGATAATACTTAAGCAAAGAAACGAGTGATTGCTAACTCTAATTCTTCGCTATCTTCGTACACATTAATATCTCTTAATTGACCATTACAAAGGCGACTTTCTTTAGAAGAAATCAACCCTTGTGCTGAGACAAATTTACCTAACCTGACTCGATTCTTGCTTGTGACCTTGTAACCCATCTCTTCAGCCTTTTGAGCAGCACCCACTAATCGAGCAGAAGGCAACACGGTTGTTGTAGTCTGTCCACTTAATTCACACAACTGATCGCCTAACTGATCTCTCAGTAGTTGAATCATTGCAGCAGGTAGCCGACCCTCTAAAAAGACTAAATCTTTGGAAGCATTGATTAGGTCAACTGCATCTCTTTTAGGTGGCAGCTTTTGAACAGGAATTGCTGTTGAATAAGATCCAACTTTGCGAATGCTAGGGATGACTTCAGAGGTTAACCACTTTTTAAAAGCTTTGGCTTCTGGCTTACGAGAAGTAAGAACTAGTGAATATAGTCCAGACTCTGAAATAACCGACATACTTTGAATACGATTCATGGCGTCGCTAATACCGACATCATCTTTTTCGTCATCATCTAATCGTGTTAAAGCATCTCGACTATTAGATATCTCCAAAACTTTGCACACATCTAATGCAACAAACCAAGGCTCACCATTAATTACTATTACTCGTACTTGATTCTCGTTGAAGCTAAAAATTGATAGACTGTGATCAGTCACTTTCTTTCCCTCCTAAGGAGTAAGTTGATTAGTCCTAGCACCTAAAGTTTTGACGGCTTTTAGTTGCTAGGCATTTTTTTATTATACCAAATTTACTTTAAATCCTAATAACTAGCTATCTCCACACACGGCTAGAAATTTAATTAAATTTCTGATATTGAGCAGTCTTTCTAATAGAAACCTATTTGAATATCTCAAGACTTTTTTGAGCGTGTTTTGATCACAGCGTTTTGAGCTTTGGCTAGAACCCTACTCTAGAGCACATCCCACTGCTCGCACGTTTTGTGCGTGCGCAGTCTTCTGCTAGCACATAAAACTGCTCGCACAGGATCAGCTTATATATAAATACGATCTATTAACAAATAATAAAATTAACAAACAACAACTACCGGATCGGCTGTTGCTTTTGATTTTTTAAAATTAATTAAATTCCTATAGCCAATTAAAATACTCTCTAACTCACTTAAATTTGAGCTATAAGACGGGTAAATATACCTAAGCTACTCTTTCTACCAAAAAGAAATAAATAAACCCTACAGACTCAAATAAAGTGAAATTAGAATCAGTAGGACTTATTTACTTGTTAAGTTATCCTTTTCTTAATTAAGTTTTTAATGGTCGGCTGGTTCTTTTGTTCTTTAGTAATCCTGCTCAAAATAAATTGAGTTTCTTTATATAAACACTTGACAATTACCCAATAAATTGTTATATTAAGGATATAGAAAACAAAAACAAAGGAGACAAAACAAACAATGATTACTTTTTACTTAGATTCAAAAAACACAAAACTTTATGCTATTCCAAATGGAAGTAATGAAGTTTATGAGGTTGATTATACTTATGAAAAAAACTTTGAAGTTATAAATCCTGATGCAATTTTGCCGTCTAGTGCGAATATTTTTCATGATTTGCACAACAGTAAACTTATAGGTGACGCAATAGCAGATGTTCTTTTGTATTATCTTCAAAAGAAGCAAAAAGAAAGAATCTTTAGTAAATAGCTAAAGTAGAACCCTCTGATTAAGTTCAGAGGGTTTTTGTTGTCTAAGAATCTGTTGCTCTACTCCAAGCATCAATTAGGCTTTGTTCGCCTATATGCCGTTTATAACTGTTATGGTGCACTTGTAAAGAGTGACCCATCATGCGAGCGGTTATACCTGATTCAATACCTAATACAGAGCATCTAATGGCATAAGCATCTCTTAGATGGTAGGCTGTCCAAGGGAGTTGAACTCTTATTTTTAATCCGTGGGTTACTCTGTGCCCTAAATCCTTATTACCTACGTTCTTGTCTTGAAAGTTAGGAAAACGATAATCTGTCAGTTCCCACCTATCAACCCACTCTCTTAGTACTGGGAGTACTGTCCTACAACCTGTTTTAGTCGCGTCTTCTATTTGCAGAACGGGAACCTTTTCACTAAGTCTAGAGGTATCTAGGTAAAAGATTTCATGTGGACGTAAACCAAAAGTAGCTAATATAGCCACAACATACTGCCAACGCTTATTTTCTATATTGTCTACTACCTGCTCAATTTCAGTATCACTAGGTATAGTTCGTAAAGGTGGTTTGTAGTTTCCTTTATATCTAGATATCTGATTGGGAACTTTGGCAAACGACAAGAGAGCAGATAGAGCGTGAATATAATTACAACGCTTAGCAGTATCAGGTTCAGTATTAGTTAACAAAAACTCTTGAATTGTATCAAGAGTTAATGGTTCAGACATTGGTAACTTATCAAAAACATAATTGTACCGACATTTGTAAGTTGTTAGCCTCCTATCACTTTTAGAGTTCTTATGCCAGTACTCTTGCTCAAACTTCTTTAGCCAGTTTTCAATACTTTCCTCTGTTCCGACTAACTCTTGCTCTCTTTTTAACTCAGTTGGTCTAGTCCAATCTTGCCAGTTAAAGCGATCTAACATTAGATCTGACTCTAGCTTCTTGGCTTTACCTTCAGCTATCTGTAAGCCTTGGAGTGTGGCAACTGCTCCTGTTCTTAAATCTTGAGCCTTCTTTCCAGCTCCTTCTTTATTGGGGACAGTAGCTCTTATATAGAGCCTGTTACCTTTTTGCTTGATTGAGCAAAGGTGTAAACGACTATTAGTTTTCCTGATAACGTCCTCAAAACTTTTCATACTAACCTCCTGAATAACTAGGGATATTTTAACTTTTTCCCTTATTCTTCCCTAAAACAATTACCAGATACTACCAAGTAATAAGGAAATATCTGGTAATATCTGGTAAAGACAAGGCTTTGAAAGGTTAATCTACCGTTATACAGTCTTTTGTACCCCTCTCATCAAGGATGGGGTGCAAATAACGAAACCCTTACTAGTTAAGGGTTTCTGTGTATGGTTTCTAAGCTTTCCCTAATTTTGAATCTGTTGTAAAAATATCTCTAACTCTTCTAGCGTCAAAGAATCAACTCTTTCACTAGGGATTCCAGATAATCTAGCTACTTGGTTGTAAAGTCCTCTTAATTTATTCTCAGTAAAAGTACTAACAAGAGAATCACTATTTTCTTTTTCTTCTGCTACTGGTTTTCCCTCTTCTACCTCAAGAGGATTATCTGTTTTAGTATCTACAGCTTTATCTAGAGCAGTCTGTGGTTTCAAGTCCTCAGCATTAGTATTTTTGTCTAGAGTGATATTCATATCAAAAATAGATTGAGCGTAGTGACTATCTCTAGCTTCTTGACTGCTGTAAATACCGTTTCTGATATTCGCCTCATCAGCCCTTGAACTAGCTTCTCTAATGCCTGCTTCCTCTGTTGGGGTAAGGCTATATATGCTTTTCCACTCCCAAGAATAGTCGGTAGGTAGCTTCCCTTTTGTTACAGAATCTTGTGATAAGAAATATAGTTCAATATCCTCTAAGATATTTTCTCCCCATTTTTGTTCACAGAGAGCCAGAATTGAGTTAGCTTCTGCTAGTCTTTCACTTTCTCCTGTAGCTGCTAGTCCTGCAGGGTGCTCTTGATAAAATTGTGGTTTAGTTAGTCCACTTGCACCGATCATTTCATCTTTGAGTCTATCTAGAATATCTGACACTCCTCTAAATTGTCGACCAATTATATTAACCTCTTCAGTTTTTCTGTCTAGTGCAAAAAATCTTAAAGCTGATAGAGTTTTTTGATTTAACAGCATTCTCCTTTTAATCTCGTTCTCGCCTTGTAAGGTTCTAGTTCTATCGAACAGATTATCTATAGAGTGAGCAATTATCTCAAAGGTTTTTAGAGCTTCTCCTGAGTACCCTAGACCTGTTAGGTGACGCATTAAAGGATCTAGGAATCCGACTAACACAGAGTCTTCCCAACCACTATTTAATTTTTGGTGGTAAGGAGGTAAATAAGAACCTCTGAACCTAAGTATTCTTGATTTGTGGATTCTATATTGATTGGCTAGTAATTTATTTTGGTAGTCGTTACTATACCCACTACTAGAATAAAAAAGATAGTAATCTGGATTAACAGAATCAATTGATATACTATAAGAATCTGGTAGTATATACCATCTATCGTAAAGCTGAGAGTATCTAACGGTTTTGATGTTTTCTCTATCGATAGGTTGATCTGGTTTCTGACCGTCATCAACTAATCGAATAGCAGTAGCCCCACCATATAGATTAGCTAATACTTGACCTTTCTCATAAATCTTTTTAAGTTTGTGTATTGCTTTGTTAGCTTGTTCTATTACTTCTGGAGAACCAGAACCTAGGGTAACTTTCCCCCAAGATCTGTGCATCATAAAGGGTAAGTACTCACAAACTTTTCTAGCTTGCCAAAGAGACTTAAAAGCTGAGTCTAGGTAGCCTCTATTTCTATAAAACCCGTAAGCTGGATTAATAAAGTTACTTGTAATAGAATCAGTTCCTTGTACACCTAAGCCAGTCAACTGATTTGCTACGTTAATATAACTGTCAAAATTAGATATGTCCATAAATACTAAATAATAATTATCTCTATTCTAACTAATAATACATTTTTTTTCTAGACCTTGTTAGATTTTCGTGTGAAGTAATTAACCTTAGTTTAGCGTGTTTATCATGATATTTTTGCCAATCTTCTTTTATTTTTTTGTCTACAATTGTTCGTTTAGATTCCCCAATATGTTTAATTTCAACATCTTCTAATTTTAGATTATACTCTTGGCAAAAATTATGTAAAATTTCAACAAAAGGAATTATATGATCTACATGCATACCAGCTATTGAATTAATTAAACTATCACTTAATTGCTGAGTCCTGAAACTAATTATTTGGTCTAATATGGAGTATCTAAAAGCTTCTTTAATATCTTCTTTGTGTTGGAATGACTGGTCTAATCGCAAAGCTTTATTGAATGAAAAATCTTCCCAGTTTTTGTCAACCATTTTAACGTAAAAACAATTATATTTAGATCTTCCATCATTATCAATTTTTAATTCAATTTGTTCTGGAATTAATTCTTGTTTTCTTCGCAAAGCTAATGCTGCTATAAGTTTTATGTTATAAAGAGAAGATAAACTTTTATTTTTTAGAGAATTTTGACAAATTTCTTTTATTTTAGACTTGGTAATTTTTTCACCATTAAAAAAAGTTCCATTGGTAGACACATTTAATTGTGGAACTTCTGATTTATTAATAATATAGATTTGTTGATTCTTCTTAATCATTGTATTTACAAATATTATTTCTATTCTAACTATTATGATACAATTATCAATCCTGCATTTAGACGCAAAAACAAGAGAAGACCTAACATGGAACGACAATATTAAGCGTTATGTGTACACAGGTTCTAATAAAACTGTCTCTAGCAGAGAGATGTACAAACTTATCAAAAGAGAGCAGGTTGGGATTAAGTCTGATCTAGACTCTTTAGTAACTGCTTTACTTAGTAATCAAATAAGCCTAGAACAGTGGCAAAAAGATTCAGCTTTGATAATTAAAGACTCTCATGTAAACGCTGCTAGGCTTGGTAGAGGCGGTAAAGAGAACACATATGGCATTCACTATCTAGAGGTAGCTAACGAGCTTAGAAAGAATCAATATCCGGCTTTTAGAAAATTAGCAGAACAAATGACCAAAGGAGAACTTAGTGAAGCTCAAATAAGAGCTAGAGTAGCTTCTTATGCTGACTCTAGTAAAATATCTTACGAGAAAGCATCTCTTACTCAAGCAAGAGACAAAGGAGAAGTTTGGGCACGTAGGCGACTAGGTACTTGTGCTCCCCATTGTGATCAGTGTATTGAATACGCTTCTAGAGGTTGGGTAAGGTTGCAAGAAGTTGTCCCCCCTGGTGTTGATTGTGCCTGTAGGGGTAACTGCTGCTGTAGTGTAGAGACTAGTAGGTTTAGAAAAAGAGAAAGTACTAGCCTCTACGAAAAAAGCAACTAGACCACCTTCTCTCGTTCCTCAACCTCGTTCTCTTTAGCTTGCCTGAGACCTTTAACAAAGGCTCTTAGTACTGCAGTAGGGTATATCCCTAAACTATCTGAGTAGTTTTTAAGCCACGTCATATCAGACTGTTCAAGCTCTAAATGCAAGCTAACTCTATTTTCTATTCTTTTCTTAGGCATTTCTTTTGATTAAAATAAGTTCCTATTCTATTTTAATCTATGTATCCGTATCCTCTGTAGTAAGTTTGCTCAAAACACTTTTTATTTTCTTGTTATAAACACTTGACACACACCCAAATAATTGTTATATTATATATATGGTTAAGAAGTTAACCAAGCACCTAGACAAGTAAATAAGGAGGGAAATGCAAGGAAGTCAAGGTTTCTTTTGTTATTCCAATAAGAAGAAAAAAGTCTTCAAAGGAATAATGAAACAAAAAAGACCGATTGAGTGGATACGAGTTCTAGATTGTCGACCAGAATGCGGTCTAACACTGGTAACGACACCTTGGGATTTAGGGATCTACTTTCTAGACACACAGTTGTTTAGTTATCCCAGAACCCACTATCAAAAAGAAGTCCTCAAAAACTTCTGGAGTTTAGAAGGCTCTCAAGTTTCTGAGGAGGATAGACTCTTCCTGCTCTCTTTATATGAAGAACGCCTACCAGCGATTCTAAAATATCGAGAGTTCTTTAAAATTCCCTTCTAACGCTTAATTAAGAGAGTCTAGTTATCTAGACTCTCTTTTTGTTACAATATCCCAAATAGCTAGAGGTGTTTACATGAAATATAACGAATTAGCTCCGTCAAGATTAAGAACCTATCCCTTTGTCTTTATCTCAAATTGGACTAACGTTGCTACTAGAGAGGTAGCTGAAATCCTTTGGACAGAGGAAAGGTTAAAGCCTTTTTTAAACTCAATATTTGAGCTATCTTCTCAACTAGATTTTGAGGAGCATCAAGACTGGAAGTTGTCAGTCAAAAGAATAGAAGCTTACTTACAAACTAACCTACCTGACTATATTGATCTAAAAGGAGAGATAGGTTACAGAGAACTAGCAATATGTTTTACCAAGGATAACCTTAAATGTTTCCTTGGTATTGGTGCATAGACTATAGCTAGTCTTTACCTACTTTCTGCACCGACTTTGCAGGTATAGGGCTATAATCAGAGTTACTACTAATACGTTACTAGGTTCGGGAACAGCTACCGATACTATATGCGATTGCTGTTTAATCAATTCATTATCCTTAGCATTTTGAGAAAAGTTTAAACCGAACGCTAAGCTTAATCCAATCAAAGTTAATAGTATAGCTGACATTATTTTTTAAGAGGTTGCAACCAAGCGTTGACATAAGACTGAGCACCTAAAACTCCATCAATATCAAGACAAAACTCCTTCTGAAAGTCGGTAAGAACGTTAGCATCTATTTGGGTAAAAATAGACGTTCCTTCTGGATCTAGTCTTGACCATCCTCTTTCAATCATTTGGTTTCTCCACTTGATAACTAGACTAGATTTCTTATTCTTTTCTACTGGTGTACCTATCCAAGGATAAATTTCACCATAGTAATCAACAGCAGGATTAAATTTAGGTCTACCATATCCAGCTACTAAATGTTTGGCTCTTTTCTTTCTAGCAACTGTCCCACCATTAGACCAATTGCTATCAGAAGTGTTCCCTTCAATAGTTAATACAAAGTCATCTAGTACTTGTGTGACTATACCAACATGATCTGATACTCCGTCTCTTTGCCAATCAAAGAAAACAATATCTCCTATCTTTGGTGTACTTCTATAAAAAGCTCCTTGATTTTTATACCAATTAATCCCACTAGGACAATAAGCAAAGCCAATTTTACCTTTGTCTTGCATCTCGTCTGTAAAGCCACAGGCATAGAGACAATAAGAAACAAATTGAGCACACCAAGGAACCCCGTTAAAGCCGTACCATTTACCGAAAGGGTTCCTCTTACCTGCTTTTTCTCGATAGCCAACAAAGATATTAGCAAAATCAACGAAATTATTACTTAAGACCATATTGTGCACCTATTAAACTTAATTGTTCTAATCTCTTAATTAATACAACACAGCCCAACTGAGCATCTATAGCATCAGGATTATAGTGACCGTCTGAAGTGTACTTACCTCCATTATACAGTGACGTACCAGCCCAAAGATAAGGAGATAGTAAGCCTTTCATCTTATAGCCAAGTCCGTTGTACCCTTCTAGTCGTTTCAAAGCTGAGGGAATAGACCAATCAGTTACTTTATCTAATCCGTCATACTGAATAGCGTCTATAGCTGATTCTGTCCAACTATAAGGCGGTTCTCCCTTAACTGGTCTACCTTTTGGCTCATTTTTAGTGCGTTTAGCTAAAGAATCACCATTATGAAGGTGTGTCTTAAAGTCACAAGTGGCTTCTCTATAGTGGATACAGAATATTATATGTGATGGTACTTTGGTGGTATTACTAACAAGATTATACTTAGAAATATTGTTAACGTATAAGTTTATTGCTGTATTGATTTGGTTTGTTTTATCTGTATCGACAATAGCTTTCTTGTATAGGTCTTGATATTTAGCTAATTCACTATCTAATCCCACAGGAAGTGCTTTAACTAATCTTTCTAGTACTTCTAGAGATCCTGCTCCGACTATATTCCAATTGGCTTGCATGTAATCTTTCTTAAAGCTTCCCCATGCAGCAGCAGTTTTTATACCATATATGCCATCTACTGGTACGGTATAATACCCTAATAGTTTTAATTTAGTTTGTATTTCTTTTAACAATTCTTTATCTGCTTCAGCAAGAATTATTACAGAATTGTGTTCAATAACTTCCCTGATTGTGGTCATATTTTTAAATAGATAATAATGTTCTCTGTCTAAATTATATCTAATTGATTTTAAATATTAAAAAAAGACGACTAAAGAGCCGTCTTCAAATAAAAGCTGAAAGGATTTACATACTATAAACAAAATAAAGCAATTTGGACAGTAGTAGAGTCTCCGCTAAGGTTAATCCATCTATTTTAACCTATCCACTAAATCACTTTTTAAGAAACTCTTCTCTACAAAGGCAGGAATTTTACCGGATTTCTTGAGCCTAGTAAATATCTCAATTGCTTTTCTAGAGACTGGAGGTAAACTCTCTTTTTTATCCTCTTCTGGGAAAGGAAGATATCTACTTAAATCAAGTTTGACTTTATCGCTAGAACCTCCAAAGCTAGAGAAGCCTAGTTCTAGAAGAATTGACTGCTTAGCAATAGCAATAGATTGGAAGTTCAATTCAGTCTGTTTCCTTTTAATCTGACCATTCCAAAGTTCTAGAATAAAGTGACAGGACTGAGAAAGAAACCAATCTAATTGTTGTGGAGTGCATATTTTCCAGAAGACAAAATCTTGAAAGATTTCTCCCCAATTGATTTCAGACGTTAAGGACTTGGCACGGTTCCTGTAGATATCAATCCAATCTTTCCCTCACTTTCGGGATTAATAGTAATAAAGTCTTCTTCTTCTTGAGTTTTCCACCCAGTTGACTCACCTTCAAAATAAGCTAGAAACTGCTCAGATAGTGAAGCAGGAATCTCTAGAGTCCATTCAAGTTTCCAATCTTTTATTAATCTTTGTTGGATAACTGTTGTTACTTGCCTAGCAGCCAAAGAGGTTTCAGTTGATTCAGCTAAAGCTGCTGTAAAGAAGCTATTTAGTTTCTCTTGTAATTCATCAGGAAGTTTAACCCACTCAGCTTGATTTACAAAGGTCTTTTCGGCATTGGCTAGACTGCATTGTTTAGCTTCTCCAATAGCAGCAATAAGTTCTTTTCTTCGAGCATCGTTAAAGCGATCATTTCTAAAGCCTAGATTCTCTTTAACAGAAAGGTCGCCCATTTTAACGAGTTTAATAACTTTTTTACCTTCAAAATCTTCTAAAACATTATTTATTTTCTCAGCAATATTACCTCTCCCTTGACGAATTAGAAAGAGGAGACTTTGCGCTGTGACTTCTATATAATAAAATTCTTGCTTAGCTGCTTTCTCAATTAGAGAAGTAAAATCAAATCCAGACATATTGTTAAATACTACAGGTTTACCTATCTATTTTAGCCTAAGCGTATTTGTGGTTTACCAAAAAACCTACTGTAGTATAATAGAAAAAGGAAGGTAGCCAAGATTTACAGTCTACTACCCTCCCCACTCATCCTATCTAGAAAATAAAGATGAATAAATTAAACGTTAACACAGTAAACGAGACTCTTGTTGTAGATTCGAGATTAATTGCTTCTGAACTTGGAATAGGTCATGAGCCATTTATCAGAACAATTAGAAAATATTCAGACGAAGTAGAACAGTTTGGAATACTCCGTTTTGAAAACGGGACATCTACAAACTCTGTTGGAGCAACACATAAAACTCTTTTTTGTTATCTAAACGAGGATCAAGCGACATATGTAATGACTTTATCTAAAAATACCGATAAGGTTAGACAATGTAAATTGAATTTAGTTAAAGCCTTTTCTGAAGCCAAAAAACTAATTAAAGAAGTCATCCCTGCTCAGTCAGAGAAAATCAAAGAGCTAGAACTTCAAAACGAAAATCTAAAACTTGAGATTGAATTAGTCAAGGTCAAAGATAAACTAGAGTCTTTCAGATATACTATTGCCACTACTTGTCCAGAGATTGTTCAACAGAAAGTTTTAGGTTATGAAAAGGTGACAGAAGTACAAATAGTAAAACAGGTTGTAGATACTACAGGTCAGGTTCTTAACAATGGTGACACTATTAACAAAACTGAACTATGTCACAGATACAATATCTTTACAAAGAATGGTAAGCCAGACTTCAAGAGACTTAATTTTATGCTTGAGTCACTCGGTATTCTTGACGATGACACAGCATGGGTTGAAGCTGTTACTCCACAATTCAACCGTCAGTTAAAAAGAGAAAAGTTAACTGAATTAGACAGGCAGTGGCTAATATCTAACAGACAGTTATTCTTTGGTGAATCTGATATCGATAGATAGTCAATAGATAGATACTAGAAAACCGCCTACTAACGCTGTAGGCGGTTTTAAGTTAATTAGGTCAACTATTTTTTATCGTAAATATCTAGCTAATTTATCTCTTTTAGGGAAGATGCTTTTTCAAAAAGCATCTAATTCTGTGGAATGTCATTAATAACTTTGCCTACTTTTTGTTTAGGTAGGTATTTCAAGTCAAAAGTCTATCTACACAGTCGTTTCACCACGTCGATTTAAAATCGAACTGGTGGTTTACTTTGAATCATGTAACAACTCAACTTTAAATATTAGATAGATAAATTATTTGCTTTAGGGCAACTGCTTTTTTAAAAAGCAGTTGATAAAAAAAGACCTCCATTAATGGAGGTCGAAAGTCATCTAGTTCTAGGTTAGTAGGTTCTCTGTGATCGTAGTATCTGCTATCTGTTCGTACTCGCTAAGAGGGAGTACTTTACCGTGAACAAAGATTTTGTTACCTTTGATAGTAATTTGACCGTTACCAATCCTACAAGTAATCTCTTTTTTTACTGCATCTATATGGTTAGAGAAAGATTCATCCTTATATATATAGTTGCCAGTCTCTGAATCAAGTTTAATTTTGTTCTCAGACTCATAAGATAACCACGCGTCACAAGTAAAAGCTACTGGTTTGGGGACTATAGAACCTGTAGCCTCACATGATCTATCAAACGAGGAATAATACATACATCGTAAACAAGCTGTTAAACCGTTACTACAGTCAACTCTAAAGTTTAATTCAGACATTTAGCATTTCCTCTACAGAAATATTTAATTTATCCATTATTTTTAATAACACCCAACCATTAGGTATTCCTCTACCCTGCTCGACTTTAGCAATAGTGTCTTTACTAACGAGTACTTGTTGCGCGAGAACCTCTTGACTAAGACAGGTTCTTAGCCGTTTTTCTTTTACCAAAATTCCTAACTTTTTGCGCTTTAATGTTTCGCTCATTTGTAGATACATTGATAAGTACTCGTTTAGGTATGTAAAAGTAAGTACTTATATATACACACCTGTATTAATAATAGCAATATTCTATGTCAAGCTGAGAAATAGGAACCTATTTCTTGTTTTCTATGTATTTTGACAGCAATCCAATTATTAGTTACGAGTTAACCCATGAAGGCTTTCTTCGTGTGGTAGGTACAGTAGCAAAAACTGGTTGGTTAGTTTATCAAAATAAAGACGGAAGCACAAGAAAAGAGTTCGTACCTGAGGAAACTTTATTTAATCCAGAACATCTTGATTCTATTGGTGGAAAACCTCTTACTTTAGAGCATCCTCCTAACGGAGTTAACCCTCAAAACTTCAAACAATACAGTGTAGGTTTAAGCGGGACAAAGGTAACAGGAAGAAAGGATTCAGGACTTATAGATATCGTTTTGGTAGTTTGTGATGACAATGCGATTCAGTCAATTATTGACGGGAAAACTACAGAGTTATCAATGGGTTATCACGCTGAAACCCTCCCAAGACGAGATGGAAATTTTACTCAAATTAAACGAATTTGTAACCATATTGCCTTGACTAAAAAAGGTAGAGCTGGACCTGAAGTTGCCTTGCATCTAGACGGTTGGCATCAAGTTGATAAAGAACCTATTAACCAGAAACCAAAATGGCAAATTTTAAGTGTGACGGTGTAGAAATTGAAGTTCCTGACAATATTGTTGGGTTTATTCAGTCTGCAGTACAGAAACGAGACTCTCAAATTGAGCAGCTAAGAAAAGACGCAAGTCAAGGACCTTGGACTATCGAAATTGAAGGAAAAGACAAGTCTTTTGATGATCCGGACGACATGTACGACTCCTTCAAAAAGATGTGTGATTCCTATAAAAAAGAAAAGAAAGATGCTGAAGACACCAAGAAAAAACTAGAAGAAACCACTTCTAAATGTGATTCTCTATCTGGTCAAGTTGAAGCATTAAAACTAGAAGCAGAAACTAGAGTTGATTCTGTAACTGTTGTTCCTTTTGAAGCTCTTAAAGAAAGAATCAAACTACAGAATAAAGCTGGCAAATACTTACCTAAAACTTTCAATATTGACTCTCTCTGTGACCTAACAGACAGACAAATCAAGGAGAAAGTTATTGAGGCTAAGTGGAAAAATATCAAGAATCTTTCTGCTAAAAACGATGCAGAGATTGAAGGTATGTACCATGTAGCAACAATTGAAGAACCACCTCAAACAGACTCTTCTGACCTTCTACAACAAGCTTTAGCAGGTATTCAATCAGTTAATGATCGTAGCGGAAATGAGTACGTTAAGACAACTGAAAATGCTTGGCAGTGGATTAATAAATAGGAGTTAAACTATGCCTTTTTCTAATTACGATTTTGTCTCTGCTACTCCTTTGTATGAAGGTCAGTTAGCCTCTAATTCACTTCACAATATTCGCTCTTATACGAACAATACCAATGCTGTTATTCCTTTTGGTAGAGCATTGGTACAAGATACACTACAGAACTCAGCCAAGATAGCTACAGCAATTAGTGGAGTTTTCCTTGGTGTATCTCTAGCTGTTGAAGTGTATGAAGCAACTAAAGATAGTTCTGGTGTTTACTTTGGTGGTTTCCCTCCTTATCGTGAGATGTCTGTATTAACTCAAGGTGATGTTGCTGTTTATGTAGAACAGGCTGTAACTGTTACTGATCCTGTTTTCTTTAGACACACCGCTAATGGTTCTAACCAAATTCTTGGAGTATTTAGAAAAGATGCAGATACTTTGACTGGTGGTTCTATTGCAAGTATCACTGTAGGAACCGCAGGTTCTGGTTATACAACTGCTCCTAACGTTGCTTTCTCTGGTGGTTCTGGTTCTGGTGCTACAGCTACTGCTGTTATTGCAACCAATACAGTAGCTGCTATTGCAATCACTAACGGTGGTACTGGTTATAGCTCAGCCCCAACTTTAGCAGTAACTGGTGGTGGTGGTTCAGGAGCCACAGCAACTTGTACTGTAAGTGGTGGAGTAATCAACGCAGTAACTATTACTAACGCAGGTACTGGTTATGTAACCGCTCCTACTATCACAGTTACTGGTGCAGGTACAGGAGCAGTTTTAACTGCCACTTTAGGTGGTGGGGTAACAGGAGTAATTATCACTAATGCAGGTACTGGTTATAGTTCAGCTCCTACCATTTCTTTCTCTGGTGGTGGTGGAACGAGTGCAGCAGCTACAGCTACCGTATCTAGTTCAGTTGCTACAGCAGATCAAGTGACTAGCGCACGTTGGGTTGAAGGTGCTCCTGCTGGTGGTATCGCAATCTTATCTTTATTCAAACCTTAATTACGGGGTAATTAACTATGCCATCTACAACCACAGCAAGCTTTAACCTATTACGCTTTCTTGAGTATAAAATACCTACTGTATTTGAAAGACAAGAAAGAGAGTTAGTTTTCGATAACGGAATGTTACTACCTCAATCCGGTGATCTACCTTTTGGTGCTACTGACGTAGTTGCTGAACTAGTAGACCGTCGAGGTGAGGCTAAAATCATCGCTTCTGGCGACAACGATATCCCTTTAGTTGACGTTAAAGTTACTGAAGATAAATATCCAGTAGTTCGTCTAGCAGCAGGTTTCAGATACGAAGAAAGCGAATTAGAAGCAGCTACTTTCGCTGAGTCTAATGGACAGATTATCACCAATTTGAAAGACCGTCGTATGATTGCTGCACGTCGAGTTATTGACGAAAAATCTCACATACTTGGTGCTTTCGGTGACGTTCCTCATAATATGTATGGGTTGCTAAACAATCCAAACGTACCCGTCCTCAACCTTTCAACTGGACCTCACTCTAACGGTTATACAGCAGATCAGATGATTCAGTTTGTAACAACGTCTTATGACACAATCGTTACAAACACTTTATTGGTTGCTAAGCCAGACATTATCCTCCTGCCTTATAGAACTTATTCCCTACTCAATACCACTTATCGCTCTAGCCCAAGTGACTTGACAGTACTGCAGCACATCCTAAACATCCTTACTCCCTTAGGACTAAGAGCAATCAAGCCAGTAAACGAGTTAACCTCTGAGCAGCTTGTTAAATATGGTGCACAGGCTTCAGGAACCAATAAGTATAGAATGGTATTGTACAAACTAGATCCGTTCTTTGGGTTCAATAGACAGTTCACACCTTATAAACAGTCTATTCCTGAGTACAGAAAAATGGGTTACGAGACCTATATGATCAAATCTGTTAGTTCTGTGCTTAACGAATACCCAAACAACGCTCTATACGTTGATTACCCAACAGGACTATAAGACAATGACTCAAGACAAAGCCTTTGCAATTGTTTATTACGATCCTCTGCAAGAGAATCCACGCAGATATGGACCGAGATCATTTGACTTTGTAAAGCTAGAGTCTGGCAGAAACACACTAGATCAGCGCGATTTTGAGACCTTACGCTCACATCCTGAGTTTGAGGAATACGTAAAGATACGTGCTATTGAAGTTATTGCTTCTGAAATACCCGAAGTAGTTAACGAGTCTCTCGACTACTTGGACGCTAATACAGCAATTCAAGTAGTTAGAGATGAGTTCGATGCTGAAAAGCTAGTTAATTGGCAAAAGCAGGAACTATCAGGGAAGAAAAGAAAGACAGTACTTAACGCCTTAGCTATCCAAATTAAAGACGCTAAAGAAGGTACCCTATAGTGGATATTACCCCCGACGATATTAGATTTGAATTTCCTGAGTTCTCTGGTCTTTCTGACCTACAAATTCAGTCTGTCTTAGACCGTGCTTCTAGACAGATTCAAATCGAGCGTTGGGGTGACTTATTCCAAGACGGTATTAAAACCTTTACTGCTCATACTCTTATGGTTCGCTATATCAATAAATTAGATATAGGTGGCTATATAAAGTCTTTGGATTCTGATAAGAGTAGCGGTCCTGATTTTAACAAGGGTAGTGTAGCTTTTGAGAGTACTATCTACGGATTAGAATACCTCCAATTATTAAGCCAATTAGGAGGGGTAGGATTTGTAGTATGACTTACTCTGCTCAAGGTGCTTTAGACGCGATCAAAGTTATTTCTGTTTCTATTGCAGGTTTACTTCCTCAATCCCCTAACTTTAAGTTCTACTTATCTTTAGCAGGAGGCGACTTAGCTTCTGATGATTGGGGTAACCCTATTACAGATGAAAATCTTGAGATAACTTTAACTGGTCGGTTGTACCAAACAAAACCAACTACTACACAACCAAACCCAGGAGTAGCTGATAGCGCGGTCTACTATGAAGGTAGACTAACGGATAACTCTAGATTTCCTCAGCCTTTACCAGTTAAAGTTGAGGCTGAGATTCTATCAGAAGGACTTTGGAGAAAAGGTGTATTTTATCCTGTCCAACGCTTTCAATCTGCTATCTCTGAATCTATTGCTGCTAGTGCTGCTTTAGGTCAAAAGATATCGGGTTATTTCCAGATAGGAGAGGGTTACTGATGGCTATCACTATCGACCTAACTGCTTTTAATAGAGAGTTTGACGGAGTAACCTTCGAGTTCTTGAACGTAATTGCTGACTCCATGCAGTCTCAATTAACAGAGGAAGTCAGGGTTTATCCAAGAGAAACTAAGCGTAAGTATGGTCGTGGTAGAACAGGTAAGCTTGCTGGATCTCGTAGGGATGTAGTGGATAGTGGTGAACTAGTAAATAGCTTTGATTTGTCGATTAATAAATCTATTAGTTCAATTACTGGAAACTATACTTACAGTGCTGACCACGCTATCTTTGTTTATCTTGGTTATGTACTAAAGACAGGAGCTAAAGTACCTCCTTATCCTTGGATAGCTAATGCAATTAGAGAACTAGATATACTAAAACTGTTTGAGGAGCTATGGAATGGCAACTAGAACAGCTAAGGATACTTTAATCTTGCTCAAAAAGGTGCTTAATTCTTTACTGGTAGAGCAATTAGGTATTTATGTCTTGGGTAATGGGGCTGAAACTCCTTCTATTGCTATCAGGATATCTGAGGAAAAACCAAGCTACAAACTAAAGCCTGATTCTGGTATTGAATGTATTATCGAGCCAGAATCAGATAGTGAATACAGATTTTTAAAAATTGGTGGTACTAGTCTAATAAGACGCTTCACTATAACGTTAGACCAACACAACCCCAGACAGACTTTGGCTGATTCCTTGGAGTTGATTTACTCACATCCTGGAATTAGACCAATGGAAAAACCGTTAGTAAGACCAAGATTACGATATCCCAATCAACAGGGAGAGGCTCCAGCTAGAGCACTTTTAGTAATCTCAGAAGCACAATATTTAGAATCAGTATATTAAGGGGTAAACAATGGCAACTTTACAATCATTAGCAGGGTTAGATTTCTATCAGTCTGGGTTAAATTTATCTGAAGTCAATCAAGTACGCGGCGACTCTATGGAGTTGTGGCTTTCTAAGTTGACTTTTGGTAGTAGCCGACCATCTATCGTCACAGTAACAGCGTCAGCCGATGCAGCAACCGATGCAGAAACAATAGCAGCAACAATTTCTACTCCTACCGTACTTTATCGCAGAGATGTTTTATGGTTCTCTGCTGCAGGAGTACTAGCAGTAGTTAAAGAAACTGTTAACTTAGGCGGTACAGGTACTGGTTTATCTTTAACCGCTGTTTTAGGTACAGGTGGCAATGCTCAAAAAGTAGTATCAGTCACTATCAACAACGGTGGTAGTGGGTATGTAACGGCACCCACACTTGCTTTTACAGGTGGTGCAGGTTCAGGAGCTACAGCAACTTGTACTGTAGTTGATGGTGTGGTTACTTCTGTTACTGTAACAGCACAAGGTTCTGGTTACACAAGCGTGCCTACTGTAGCTATTACTGCGGCAACAAATAACTCAGTTAAAGTATTACCACTTAGTGGACCTATTACCAGTGGTGGAACAGCTAAGACTTATGGTTTGAAACCACTTATCTCCTTAATGGAAGGTGGTGTTGTTGACCGTCAAGGACAAGAAATGACCTCTCGTGTTAAGGCTCAGTCTCTGTATGAGGTAAAAGGTATTAACAAAAGAAGTGCAACAATGCCTTTAAACGGGGTTGTTCTTAAAAACGATCCTGCTCTATTTGATATTGAAGATGTTGTAGGTGGTTCACAATTACTCTATGTTGAATCGCGTCATTCTCCATTTCAAGTGTTTGATAATGGTGGTACTATCTACGACAAAGGTAGAGGAGTGGGTGCAACAGGAGCTATCGGTACTATTCTTAATTTCCAGTTAACTGCTCCTGAAGCTGATTATGTCAAGTTCCAAGCTTCACTATCTATTAGTGGTAGCCCTACCCCATACGCTTTATTAGTTTAGTGATAGCTGAGTTGTTAACCGACTCACTAGAGAATCCCTCAGTATGGTTGATCAATTGCCATACTGAGGGTGACCAACTAATTGCTGAGTTAGGTTTTATCTCTATGGGATTAGTTGATAGAGATTATTTGTTAATTGATGAACAAGGTCAAATTTTCTCTAAAGTTAGGTTACCTAAAGCAGCAATTAAATTAAAAGAAGATATTTTCTGTGAGTTGAAAGAGGAAAAATTCAAAATGGCTTAGGGTGTATTTTATGATCAAAAAGCCTCCAGAATCAGAAGAGATAAAAAGATTAAAACTTAAGCTAGAAATAGCTAAATGTCAGGCTTATATCTGTAAAGAAACGATGCAGTTATTGACTAAATCAGAACTGATATTTTCTACTTACGGTGCTGAGGTTCTTGCATTAATACAAGGTAATCCTGATGCTGTTATAGAAATATTTGAAACTCTGACTCAAACTATTGTTGTTAAAGGTGACACTAATGTTAATTTTGAGGGAAAACCTTTAGAGCAAGTAGCAAAAGAACAAGGTTTTAAAACAGTAAAACAGTTAGAATCTTGGTTAAAGAAACATGGTAGAGAAGATATTATTTGTCAAGGTCTAAAAGTTGTTCAAGCTCCTTATATTCCTACAGAAAACTTACCTGAATTAGAAGACTTATTCTATGAAACTAGTCCAGAAACTCAAACATAGTCATCATGTTTTTTACTGAGAAATATATTGATTTTACTTACTGTCTCTGTAATCTTGTCTAGTAGTTCAGCATTGATTGTAAGTTGCTTGACAACAGCTTCCATTCTAGAATCGTAAAGCTTCTGTTCTAGTGGTTGCTTAAGTAAATAAGATTTCATGTCTGAGTCTAAAGTGTTTAATCTCTTCTCTAAAATCTCAGCTAAAGATGTTAATTTTTCTATACTTTTTTCAAGTGAACTATATTTTTTGTCTTCTTCATCTCTAAGAATAGTTCTAGCCTGAGATTGTGTTTTAAAAAGAATATTTTGAGCCGCTAAAACTACGATACTGCTAATAATAAAAACTAGTAAGGTAGAATCAAATAAACTGGTAATAGGTGAAGATTCTTTAGAATAGTGAGGAATACTATTTATTTCACTATTATTTTTATTATTTGTAGATGCCATGTTTTTAAATACCCAATTTTTGATAGAAGAAGAGTTCGGAACCAATGTTACTTATGAATTTAGTAACAATAAAAAAGTAGAAATATGCAACGGAAACGATAGCTTAATAGCTAATTGTTTACAACCTCTTGCTACTTATAGTATAACTAAGTCCTTCTTTTATCAATCAACTTGTGATTACATTACAAGTTTTTTTACCACAGCATTAGGAAGTCTAAATAGTTTTAGATTTAGAGATCCTTGTGATAATTTTGCCACTAATACAGTTTATAATTCTGGTTTTGGAACTAGTACTCAAGGAGTGGTCTTACCCAATCCAGATGGTAGTAATAAAGTATTTAAACTCTATAAAGCTTACAATCTTGGTTCATATGTAGCTTATAGAAATATTAGTAAGCCTATAGTTAGTACTCTTAAAGTTTATGTAAATGGAAATCTGACCACTTGCAGTGTCAATACAAGTACAGGGGTAATTACTTTCTCTACTGCTCCCCCTGCTGGGAATGGGTTTGGTGGTGTATCTAGGATTACTTGGGAAGGTAATTTTGATGTTGAAGTTAGGTTCGATTCTGATACTGCTGTAGCGATAGAAACTAAAGTCTATGACGATAGTATTAGCCAATGGATGTTTCAGCTACCAACACTTAAATTGGTAGAAGTTAGAGATACTAATTCTATTCCTACTGGTTCTAGTAGGGCACCAGTTACTACGATTCCAGACTCAATAAATCATGTATTTGGCTTAGATTTAAGCTATGACAGCGTTTACCAGTCTCAATACAAAACTCTTAATACTAAATTAGATAACTTATTTGAGTTACGTACACAACAGTTTAATTATAGTAAAAGTGTTTTTAAGTTAGGAAGTGCTCAACTATTAGATATCAATAAAGTAGAATATTTGATCACTTTATGGAGAATCTGTTTAGGCAATGCCAGACTCTTTAAGCTAACTAATCATATTAAAAATATTACTGAATATATTAGATTTAATAATACAAGTTTAAGTTTTAATGTTGAGGTTGATTCTTACGTTAGGAGCGAACAATCTTTCTACTTATCTGGGATAGAGTTAATAGGTCCAGGTTCTTCACCTCCTGCTGTTTGTGTGCCTACACTCACGTTAACAGAGTCGATCTTTAACAATTGGTTAAATGGTAGACTAACTAGTGTTTATGGAGGTTTAGCTTCAAGCACAGCTACCTGTGAAAAGGTTAGTAGCGGAGGTAACCCAGGTAGCTACCTAAGAATAACAATGGTGACTACAGGTTATAATCAAGGCGGTGTAAGCACAACACAAGGTATTGCTTATTTCGTTTTTAGTCCTATCTTGTCTTTTGATCCCTCTACACAAGGTTCTATAACTAGTATTGATTTCTCGGTAGATGTCCAAAACGAGGGATCTTACTCAACTCAACTAACTTTAGCTGTACTTCAAAATGGTATAGTTTACGACTGCTCAGATCGTGGAGCTGTCGCTATTTCTAACACTTCATGGACTAATAAGGGTATTAATGGACTAAATTCTGGTTTTGGTGCTGTCTGTACAAATCTAGGTGCATCCATTCCTAGCGGAGCACCAGTGTTTAACCCTTCTGGTAACCCTATAAGGTTTGGTATTGTAATCAAAAACTATAATATAGCAGCAACGCTTAGTAGAACTTCAGTAGCGTCAATCGATAATCTGCAAATAGTAGTTAATGCCGATTGTGATTGATTTCAGGCACAAAAAAAAAGGAGAGGGATAACACCCTCTCCTTTCTCTACTTCATCATCTTCTTCTTGAAAGCGTCCCAATCTGATTGGGCTTTAGCGATCTTCCGGTTTGACTCTTTAGCCTCTTCTTTAGCTTTAGCGATAAACTCTTCGTTGCTCATTACTTCGTTAGACATGTCAGTAGCTCCTAGGTCATTGAGGTTAGTTTTTTCCCTCTGTTCATATACCTAATATAACAATTATCTGGATAAATGTCAAGTGTTTAGAGTATAAATAAAAATGTTTATTGAGCACATTTACTAAAGTAAATTGGTATTTATTTTATACTCTCTCATACTTATCTAGTACATCTCTAATAATCTCACTTCTAAAAGAATCTTTTTTAGAGAATTGGATTATGCCAACATTTTTAACTCCTTCTAGGCGTTGCATCGCGTCACTAATGCCGTTAGTAAGGATTGGGACATCGCACTGATGAGGATCTCCTGCTAGTACCATTTTTGTATCTTGTCCTGTGGCATCTCTACCACAGCGAGTTAAAAAGGCTTTTATCCCTGCTGGAGGTACGTTTTGTGATTCATCTAGAATTGCCATACAGTTATTAAAAGTGACGCCTCTACAGTCACTTAAAAGCATGGCTTCTACTGTTCCTTTTTCTATATAATATTTAGCCTGATGCACTGGCATAAAGACAGACAAATTATCAAGTACAGGTCTAATTAAAGGAGACATTTTCTCTTGTGCGTTACCTGGTAAAGCTCCTATATCACGTTCCCATTTCATACCGACATTTGGTTTGATATAAATGATTTTTTCGATGCGTCTAAAAGATATTAAGTGAAAGCCATAATATAAAGCAAAAAGCGTCTTGGCACACCCTGAAGGACCAGACGCTATTGTTATGGTATTATCGTTTAAACTTTTTAAATATTTTGCTTGATTCTCAGATTTAGGGTGTAATTGGAGATATTTATTCTGAGTTTCTTGTTTAATTGACTCTTCTGGAATATCTAACGGTTTCTTCTTTCTGTCCTTGTCTTTGCCTCTTTTTTGTGAGGGATAACTGCAAGATGCACGAACCATAAACACCCCTAGTGTAGTTACTTTTATCTTAACTTTAAAACTATAGTTCAGTTAAGCTAAAGTATAGGTAGACTTGAGGTGTTCTATATGGTAAGTGTTGGCTCAGTATCTTTTCAAGTAAAGCTAGATAGAAATAATTTTGATGCAGCGATCAGACAGATGCAGAGAGATTATTCTAATCTGAATATAAACATTAACCCTGTAGTTAATACGCAGGGAATTAATCAGTTAAATACAGCTTTTAATAACCTGAGACAACAATTAAGTACTCCTTTAAATATAAATGTTTCAAATGCTCAAGTTAATAGACTTCAATCTGAACTTAACGCTACAAATAATCAGGTTCAGCAACTAGAGCAAGAAGTCTCAAGAGCTAATCAACGTATTCAACAATTAGAACAAAACTTAAGAAACTCTGCTCAAGCAACTAATATTTTTAACCAAACTATTAACCAAACTACAAATAATATAAACAGACTAGGTGCTAGTAGTGGAGAAGTTGTAAGATTATTCCTCTTATTTAAAGCAGGAGAACTGGTAGTTAATGCTTTGGGTATTGCCTTACAGCAACTTCCCTCAAAGATAGCAGCAACAGTGAGTGAATCAACTAAACTAGCTGCGAGTTTTGAATCACTTAGGATTGCACTCACCTTCTCTGGAATAGATAACGCTGATAGTAAACTGAAGTCTTTAAGAAAAACTTCTAGTGAGTTAGGTGTCTCCTTTAGTACTTCAGCTAGAGCCTATCAACAATTAGCAGCGGCGTCTAGAGGTACTAATTTAGAGGGACAAACAGACAAGATTATCAGTGGTGTTCAGGTAGGTTTGGCAGGTGCAGGTGCAGGAAAACAGCAACAAGAAAAATCCTTTTTAGCTATTGCTCAGATAGCTTCTAAAGGTAGGGTTTCCATGGAGGAACTAAATCAGCAGTTAGGTGAAGCTTTACCAGGAGCCTTACAAGTAGCTGCTAGGTCTATGGGTAAAACAGTACCTGAATTTATTAAGTTAATTGAAACGGGACAAGTTTTAGCTGAAGACTTGTTACCCAAACTAGCTGCTCAATTTAAGTTAGAAGGTGCTGCAGGTATAGATAAGGTTGCGGATACAGCTAATACCAAACTGATCAAGTTACAAAATACAGTTGAAGAGTTAAAGGTGAGTACGGGAGAAGGGTTTTTAATTGGACTAAAACCCGTACTTACTGTAGTGACTGCAGGTATGGAGTTACTGAATAAAGCGTCTGGTGCAGTAAATATCGCTTTAGGGATTCTAGCAACTGGTGGGATAATTTTTGTTGTTAACGGAATACGAATACTAGTCTCAGCCTTGGCTACAGGGGGCTTGGCTTCTACTGTATTTGGTCAAACATTAGGTTTACTAGGAATCCAAAGTGCAACTGTTACAGGATTACTAGGCAACGCATCTATAGCTCTAAAATCCTTTGGTGCATCTTTATTAGTAGCGGCTCCTATTGTTTTAGGGATAGTTGCAGCCTTTGCTATATGGAATGCTGGATCTAAAGATTTAGCTGAATCTGTTGACGCTCTTTCTAAATCTCTCGAAAGACTAAAAGCTAGTAGAGATAAGTTAGATCCAAATAAACCACTAACAGAACAGAAGAACTTTACAGGAGACGTTTTTAAAGATTTATCAACTGGTGGGTTACCAGTTCCAAAAACAATACAAGAAAGATTGAAACAAACAGCAGAAACAGGAAGAGGTTTACCTCTTGGTAATCCTTTCCAGTTGTATAACGACTATGCTGTTTCTAAAGATGTTGGCAATATAAAAAAAGTTATTGATTTAGCCAAAAAGCAAAATGACGAACTCAATAAGACCTTTAATAATGCTGAGAAAATAGATTCTATCAAAGGGAAAATAACCAAAATTGATAACGATATTCGAGGTTATAAAACAGATCAAGGGATTGCTCAATCTAAAGGAGACACTAAGAGCGTATTATCTTTAAATAAGAAAATTACAGAAGCGCAAGCGCAAAGAGAAAATATTATTGGTGAATCTTTTGGTAGTTCAGCAGCAGAATTACAGCAAAGAAACGAGATTCTAGAAAAAACCAAAAAAGAGTTAGAGAATAATAAACCAAATATCTCTACTTCTGACTACAAAACTGAACTTAATACAATTAATACCCTAATAGAAGATGGTAAGAAAAAACTAGAAGCCTACAACTCTACTGTTGCAGGGATCAATAACGAGTTTAAGGATATGGAGTACAATCTCTCTAAAATAACAGGAAGATTGGCTGATATTCAATTTAAATATGAACGGACATTGCAATTACAAACAACACAACTAGATAACGAACGTGCTGCACAAATTGAAGCAGCTAGAAATAACTTAAAAAATACAGGTATTAATACTCTTAACGATTCAAGTTATCAATCAAAATCTCTAGACATTCAAATCAAAGCTGCTAGACAACTACTAAGTGAACTACAGAGTGAGCAGTCAAGCCGATTAGAAACGCTTTTAGATAAGTACACAAATAATCAACAGAAGTTTGCTAGAAATGATGATCAGAATCTTAACAAGATATTTGGTACTAAAAACTTTGCTGAAGATGTTAAATCTGGTAATATTTCTGCTGAAACGATACAGAAAATAGTTACTGATTCTGAGAAGACCACAGGAAAAGTATTAGATCCAATAATCCAGAAAATAGCAGAAGTAGCACAAGAGTATATAAAGAATCAAACTAAGATTAATGCGACTCAAGGACAGATAGCTAATCAAGGTAGACAGAAATCAGAACAAGCTCTCCAGTTAGACATAAATAGAAATAACTTAGTACAGCAAGTTAGAGACTTTAGTAGACAAATTGAAGACTATTTTATTCAGATAGGTGAACAGAATAAGCAGTGGCTACGTAGTTTAGAGGATGTTGCTCTAACTTATAAAAGAGAAGTTAGGAGTATAGTTGAGAGTTATCAAGACCTAAATAGAGAACTAGACCTTAAGATAGCAACTCTTAGAAAGAACTTAGAGGATGCTAAGGCTCAATTAGCTAATACTAAGTTATCTAACTCTCTTAATGAAGGTCTAACTCCTGGTGTAGATAGTATCAACAGTAGAGTAGCTAAAATCTTCACTGACTACAACGCTAAGTTACAAGAGATTGACGCTAAGAAAAGTCAATTTAACTTAGGACAGTTAACAGAACAGCAACAGATGATCGCCTTAGCTCGTTCTATCAGAACTCAACAGGAACAGCAATTAGACTTTGAGAAAAAGAGATTAAGGCAGTCTGAGGACTTGGTTACTCAACAGCAACAATATAGTAGAAGTCAGTCTAAATCGTGGCAAGATTTACTCTTAAAAGCCAAAGATATCTCAGAACAGGCTTCTAAATTAGGTTTGAATCTTGGGACAATTAGCCAAAGAATAGCAGCAGAAGGCAATAAGCTAATAGAGTCTTTTAGAGGTATTGTTAACGGCTTAGGAGGAATTAATAAAAATGTTCCTCAAATAAACCCTGCTTCTGGTTTTAAACCACAGAATAATATAGTTCCTCTTAAAGAACCTCAAGCTCCTAAGTACACATCAATTAAGGATATTCGAGACACCGAAGAGTATAAGAAAGGTAAAGAGGTAACACGTACTGTTGACGTTTCTAAAGGGTTTAGTATTGACATAGGATTAGGAAATAAACCTAAACCAGTCGTTAAGCCAGTTGTCAAGCCTACAATAACTTCTGATTTTCTAGGTGGCTTAGCTGATAAGTTTCCTATTAGACCTAAGACAGATGAAGAGTTATATGGCTTAGATTATCTACGTTCCTTGACTCCTATAGTTAGTCAACCTAGTAATGGAGCCATACCACAGTTAGCTAATACTCCAAAATTTGATAATCAGAAGCTTATTAAGAAAGCAGGTCAAATTCAATCACTTGGTGGGGAACTTAGGGATGTTGGAAGTCAGCAGATAGATGAAGATAGAATTAGCGCGGTAAGAGCGGCTGCGGCTCAGATAAATATTGAATTAAGGAATATTCAGTCTGGTATAGAAAAGACAAGGTATAGCCTTTCCCAATCTTCTATAGAGTCTGACAAGTTCTTGCAGAGTACTAGAGGCTATACGACTGAAGCAGAGAGACAAAAGAATATTGTTAATGAAATTAATCAGGCTGAAGACCAAAGATTACAATCTTTAATCGACCAAAAAAGAGTTTATCAAGATCAGGCTGATGGTGGGGTAATTCTACTCAAAGGATTACAGGATAAGCAAAAAGAATATCAGGAACAAGGAAAAGCGTTACCTGAAAACTTTGAAAAACTATTAGAAGCAGCTAAAGCAGCAATACCAGTCTACGAACAAGGTGCTGAAGCCATACAGAAACAGATAGATAAAGTAAAAGAAGAGACTGCTGCTGTAAAAGAATTGAGGATAGCCAGAGAACGTGAGATTGGTGCTAGAGAAAAACAGAACAGTCTAGATAGCTATCAGAAGAACTATCTAGAAGCTAAAGCTGGCTCAAGTTCTAACCCTTTTGAAGCTAACGACTTTAAGCGACAAGCTTTAACACTACAACAAAGAGTTGACTACAGAAATGAGCAATCCAATCTGGAAGACTTTATTCTTAAACAGAACCTATCAAGGACTGAAGCTGAAAACTTGAGAGATAAACTCAAAGAGATAAACGAGATTAAGTTGGCTGATATAACAAAACAGACTGATTTCCTCTATCAATCTTTATCTGCTCCTCTAGATAATCTATTTAAGGGATTAACTAGTTTTTCTGGTAGTATTCAAGACTTACTTGCTAATTTTGTTAACTCAATAGTTGGTAGTATTACCTCTGCACTAAGTAAACTTGCTTCTGATTCACTACTCAAGTCTCTCCTTGGTCTAGGAGGTGGTGGCGGAGGAATTGCTGACTTATTTGGTGGTGGTATCGGTGGAGGTGCCGCTGCTGATTTACTAGGAGGCTTAGGGTTATTTACCTTTGCTAATGGTGGCACTGTTCCTACAGCAGCTAATGGTTTAAGTGTAGGTTCAGCTTATAGTATGGGTTCTTCAGTTCTTAAAGCAATGCAGACTGAAGGTATGGGAGCTATACCTATAGTTGCTCACTCTGGCGAAGAAGTATTAACAGATAGAAATGGTGATGCTCAATTCTTTAGAGAATTATCTAAAACAGGTAAATGGCAATCTCTTAAACAGAATAAAGGTCTATCTGTTGGCAACTTTGATGCAGGTGGTATTGTTGGAGGAAACAATTCCTTTGGTGGCTCCTTTGCTAACAACGGGTTTACAAAAAACAATCAACCTACTTTTGTCACCAATAATCACAGCACCAATATTAAGGTCAGTGCTCAGGATGCTAACAGCTTTAGAAAGTCTCAAGCTCAGATAGCTAGAGAACAGCAACTAGAACAAGAAAGACAATCTAGATTTACTTAAATCTAATTATTTCCTGTTGGAGCTAATTGTCCGACAGTTCTTCTTAATCTAGTTAAGTCAATCACTGTCACTGGTTGACTTATATTTGTTCTGATAATCGCTCTAGCTGTGTAGGTTGTGAGATCGGCGACGGTTACGTTATAATTTGGCATTTAAGTTGTCCTAATCGCTATTCCATTAGTAAGATAAGTGTAAACTTCTGAGGCTGATACTGTTAGTAAATCACTATAGGTAAAGCCATGGATGATACCCGAAGTTGGTACATTGCAACCGATAAAATCAGAGCTTAATCCTCCTATAGCAAAACTACCTGTTCTTAAGTTAACAGGTTTAATTAGTTGATAATTAAAATCTAGATCTAAATTGGGAGGTGTCCACACGGAAGTACCTGAAACCCCATGCACATAGGTCTGCAAGTTACTAGAGGTAGTAGAAGATCCGTAAGCGTTAGTTGTACCATAACTGTTAAAGGTATTTAAGTTAGTAGTATAAAGTAAGTGTACAGACGGTCCAAAAGTTTCAGGATTACTAACGTAATTGTTTACTGTTTTCGCAAAACCAAACAACAATCTAAATAAATTATTAGGATTAGTTAGAACTATTAGACTATAGCTACCTTCATTGTCGTTATAGGTTGTGACATTATGAAAAGCGTTGGCTCCAAAACAATCGCCACCAGTAACAAGGTAAGTCTGTGTGCTCAAAGAACCTGTCCCTGCAAAGGTTCCTGTATTCCAAGTGTTAAACAAGTTAAAAGATATGGATGCATTAGAAACGTTATTAGATGCGCTTATATTGTTTCTATTTCCTACGTACACTGGAACAAAAATAGTAATAACCAGAAAAACAGTACTAAAAGTTCCACTATTATTGCTTAGCTGATAGACAAGAAAAGTGTTATTCCCGCTATTTGCTACTTGAGTAGGAGTGGGAAAACCAGCATTTGACAAGATAGTTTGCAAAGCAGTAGAGATTGCTGAGTTTCCAGAATATAGCTGTAAGCCGTTTGGATAATTTCTTACTATAGCCGTCACTAGGTAGTCCTCACTGCTAATCCATCACCAACATAAGTATAAATTTCATTACTAGATGCGACAAACGTATCACCATAATTAAACCAACTAAAAGGTCTTGGTGTTGGTCCGTTGGTAGTTGTCAACATAACAAAATCACTACTTAAAAACCCTGTATTGTATCCTGTATTGTGGGTTACTCCAAAGTTGTGAATCCTGTTATTCGTCCCGTACCTTAGACAAGCAGGTTTAATTATCTGGTAAATGCCGTTACTATCTATTGGAGCGATAGAAGGGAAATACCCCACACTACCATAATTACAGCTATTAGCAATAGTTCTAGCTGTAGAGGCGGTAACTAGTAATACATAAGGATAGGATACGTTTGATTGGATATAACACAAGCCATGTATTGTTGGTGCTATATCTCTCTGGTTTGGAACGGCTGTAATTAAAGTGTCAAGGAAGCCAAGCACAAACCTAACGTTATTACCTGCATCAGTCAGGACAGTAAAGCCGTAAGAGTTGTCGGTAACATTTGTGTAAGACTTTGCTGATAAGAAAGCTGAAGTTCCAAGTAGATTTAGAGGATTGCATTGAATAACTGGACCATTGTTAGTACCCGTTAGAGTTCCTGTATCCCATGTTTCAAACAACATTAAAGAGGGTTGGTTAGCGAAAGCTGTCCAAGTTGAGGTAGTTGTACTCCATGTCAGCACCCAAAAAACAGTATTATAAGTACCAACGCTCCTAGACAATTGATAAACCAGATAATAATAACCACCTGATATAGTCGCTTGAAGAGGACTAGGGAAGCCACAACCAGCTAAAGCAGTTTGGATTCCCGTATTAAAAGAGGCTGGACTAGAGCCTTGAATTAAATCAGTATAAGTAGTAACTGTAGCCGTCATGTGGTACGCACTCCTATTCCTGTTTGTAGATAGGTATAGATCTCACTACCACTAACGGTCATAGTATCAGCGAACAGATAACTTGTAGGACAACCTACTAGGTCTGAGTGTAGAGGTCCAACAGAGAAACCTGCAGTAACCGAACTACCTGCCCCAACACGTAAAACAACAGGTCTAACTAACTGTACCCGTCCGTTTACATCTGTAGCACTTACACATAGGTTTCCTAAAAAAGAAAACCCATTTGTAGCTCCTGCTGAGACAGTTGGACCAATAGAACAGAGTCCAGTATTTGTAGTTGAGAACATAATACCATGCACTGACGGTGCAATGCTTTCTGCCTGTGGAGGAAAGTTAGATACAGTTTTAGCAAACCCTAATATAAATCTCATAACGCTAGAACCACTGGTAACCACGACAAAACCGTACATTCCTGTATCGTTTTCTCTGTAAGCAACGGTGGAAAAAGAACCACTAGTAATTACGTTTAATGCTGTACCACTAGTTAAAGCCGTATTTCCCCCTGTTCCTGAGAAAGTGCCTGTATTCCATGTTTGAAATACGTTTAGCGTTAAGGTCGCACTACTTGTGTTTGGAAAAGTCAGGACCCAATAAATTGTAGCGTTAGCACCGCTATTGTTACTTAGAGCATAGACTATATAATAAGTTCCACTGTTTAGTACTGCTTGAAAAGGACTAGGGAATCCAGCATCAGCTAAAGCTGTCTGTATCCCTGTAAAGAATGAAGCGGCACTAGAGTTTGTAATGGAAGATGCACGAGTAGTTACGGTTGCCACCATATAATTAAGCCTGTATTTGTATATAAGTAATAGTTAATGTGATTGTGCCAGTTGATCCATTATTCACGATAGTTAAAGGGAAAACGTTACTAATACTTGTCTCAAAATTAGCAGCTACAGCTAGAGGCGAGAAAGTAAAAGAAGTACCGGATATATCAAATATTATACCGGAACCAGGATCTGGGGCTGTTGTAATTAATCTCGCTGCATCTGATGCTCTACTAGCAGTAGAACTATAGAACCTGATCCAGCTATTTACACTAGCTACTACACGCAAAATAATACACGTAGTAGACAGTGTAATCGTTGTGTTCAGTGTTGCTCCTGCATTTATAGAGGCAGTCGTAATTGTAGCCGTTTGTCTTGAGTTGTTAATTGTTACTGATGCAGTTATACCAGTAAGTTGACTTCCATCTACTGCGGGTAATCTACTACTAGAATCCAACTGAACTATGTTATTAGCACTTGTACCTACATTTAAAGTAGAAGCAGTACCTAAACCAGTAACTTGAGTATTGGCAATAGAGAGAGTATTTAAGTTGGAAATTTGAGAGAGTGTGATACTAGAAGCTGTAGCCAAACTTCCTAAACCCAATAGAGTGCTTAATTGAGCAGATGTTAAAGCTACAGGACTGGCACTACTACCAGAAACATTGCCTAACACCGTATTGTTAGCAATACTAGCTATATTGCTTAAACCTACAGTAGAAAGAGTAGCTAGACTTCCCAAGCCAGTAACTTGAGTGTTGGCTATCGAAAGAGTATTTAGATTTGAGATTTGGGAAAGCGTAATACTTGAGGCTGTAGCTAGTGAACCTAGTCCACTAACTTGAGTATTACTTATATTGGTAAGTTGACTTGCATTTACAGCAGGTAGCCTACTGCTAGAATCTAACTGAACTAGATTATTAGCACTTGTGCCTACATTTAGAGTAGAAGCAGTACCTAAACCAGTAACCTGAGTATTAGCAATAGAGAGACTATTTAAATTAGAAATTTGAGATAACGTAACACTTGAGGATGTAGCTAGACTTCCCAAACCAGTAACTTGAGTATTGGCTATCGAAAGAGTATTTAAATTAGAGATTTGGGAAAGTGTGATACTTGAAGCTGTAGCCAGACTTCCTAATCCCAATAGAGTACTTAATTGAGCAGAGGTTAAGGCTACAGGACTGGCACTACTACCAGAAACGTTACCTAAAATAGTATTATTAGCAATACTAGCTATATTACTTAAACCTACAGTAGAAAGAGTAGCTAGACTTCCTAATCCACTAACTTGAGTATTAGCAATAGAGAGACTATTTAAATCAGAAATTTGAGATAACGTAATACTTGAGGCTGTAGCTAGACTTCCCAAACCAGTAACTTGAGTATTGGCTATCGAAAGAGTATTTAGATTTGAGATTTGAGAGAGAGTGATATTTGAAGCCGTGGCAAGTGAACCTAATCCACTAATTTGAGTATTACTTATATTAGTAAGCTGACTCGCATTTACTGCTGGTAGCCTACTGCTAGAATCTAGCTGAACTATATTATTAGCACTTGTGCCTACGTTTAAAGTAGAAGCAGTACCTAATCCAGTAACTTGAGTATTAGCAATTGAAAGAGTATTTAGATTCGATATTTGGGAAAGCGTAATATTTGAAGCTGTAGCCAGACTTCCCAAACCTAATAAAGTACTTAATTGAGCAGAGGTTAAAGCTATAGGTGTAGCTGTGTTGCCAGAAATATTGCCTAAAACCGTATTATTTGCAACTTGTGGTAGAGATTCTAATCCACTAATCTGAGATGCAGAAATATTGGTAAGTTGACTTGCATTTACTGCAGGTAGCCTACCACTAGAGTCTAACTGAACTATATTATTGGCACTTGTTCCTACATTTAGAGTAGATGCAGTACCTAAACCAGTAACTTGAGTATTAGCAATAGAAAGAGTATTTAGATTAGAGATTTGGGAAAGCGTAACACTTGAGGCTGTAGCAAGTGAGCCTAATCCCAATAAATTATTTAATTGAACAACTGTAATAGCAACAGGACTAGCACTATTACCAGAAACGTTACCTAGAATAGTATTGTTGGCAATACTAGCTATATTGCTTAAACCTACAGTAGAAAGAGTAGCTAAGCTTCCCAATCCAGTAACTTGAGTGTTGGCTATCGAAAGAGTATTTAGATTAGAGATTTGAGAGAGAGTGATATTTGAAGCCGTGGCAAGTGAACCTAGTCCACTAACTTGAGTATTACTTATATTAGTAAGTTGACTTGCATTTACTGCAGGCAGTCTACCGTTAGAATCTAACTGAACTATATTATTAGCACTTGTTCCTACATTTAAAGTAGAAGCAGTACCTAATCCACTAACCTGAGTACTGCTGATCGAAAGGGTATTTAAGTTGCTTATTTGGGAAAGCGTAATATTTGAAGCCGTGGCAAGTGAACCTAATCCCAATAAACTACTTAATTGAGCAGAGGTTAAAGCTATGGGTATAGCACTATTACCAGAAACGTTACCTAAAACTGTATTGTTTGCGACTTGTGGGAGAGATTCTAATCCACTAATTTGAGATGCTGAAATATTAGTAAGCTGACTTGCATTTACAGCAGGCAGTCTACCGTTAGAATCTAACTGAACTATATTATTAGCACTTGTGCCTACGTTTAAAGTAGAAGCAGTACCCAATCCAGTAACTTGAGTATTGGCAATAGAAAGGGTATTTAGATTAGAGATTTGGGAAAGCGTAATACTTGAGGCTGTAGCAAGTGAGCCTAATCCAGTAACTTGAGTATTAGCAATTGAAAGAGTATTTAGGTTGGAGATTTGAGAGAGTGTAACACTAGAAGCTGTGGCTAGTGCGCCTAATCCACTAATTTGACTACTGCTTAAGTTAGTAAGCTGACTTGCGTTTACTGCTGGCAACCTACTATTAGAGTCTAACTGAACTAAATTACTAGCCCCTATACCAGCATTTAGAGTGGATGCAGTACCTAAACCAGTAACCTGAGTATTAGCAATTGAAAGACTATTTAGGTTGGAGATTTGAGAGAGAACAATACTTGAGGCTGTAGCCAGACTTCCTAATCCACTAATTTGACTACTACTTAAGTTAGTAAGCTGACTTGCATTTACAGCAGGTAACCTACCACTAGAGTCTAACTGAACTAAATTACTAGCGCCAGTACCCACGTTGAAAGTAGAAGCAGTACCCAATCCAGTAATTTGAGTATTAGCAATTGAGAGGGTATTTAGGTTACTTATCTGGGAAAGAGTAACATTTGAAACCGTAGCTAGTGAGCCTAATCCATTAATTTGAGTATTACTTATATTGGTAAGCTGACTTCCGTCTACTGCTGGCAACCTACCACTAGAATCAAGTTGAACTACGTTATTAGGACTAACGCCCACGTTTAAAGTAGCAGCAGTACCTAAACCAGTAACTTGAGTATTTGCAATTAAAAGAGAAGATAAGTTAGAGATTTGAGCTAAAGTAATACTTCCTACAAGTGGCGGAATAACGGTAGAGCCACTATTGTAGTCATCATTATCAATAATAGTTATAGTCGCTTGTTCTCTACCAATCCTAGCTCCAACTATATTAGTTAAGCGAACGGTAAAAGATTCTGTTGGCTCAGGGATATTGTCACCAACAATTGGTATTTGTACTGTTAAACTTGTTTGACCTGCATAGATTGTAAACCTATCGGTAACAGGAACATAGTCAATATAAGGTCTAGCTGTAAGACTACTTGCTATTAAATTAAAGGAGATATTTGAGGGAGCAGCAGCACTCAATCCAACCTCAAAAGAAAGGTTAGTGTTACCTGCAGATCCTTCTGTTACTGTAGCCTCCGATACTGAAATAAGAGGCGTTTGATCGTTATCGACAATAACGCAATCACCACGACTACTAAGTCCTAGAGTTGCATTAACTGGGTTAGACAACACCAAAGAGAAGGTTTTATTCTCTTCTAAAACTGTATTAGAAATGATTGGAACATTGACAACCTGACTCAGTTGAGAAGGTTGAAATGTTAGCGTTCCTGCTGTAGTTATAAAATCAATCTCAGCAGATGCCGTTCCTCCAACAGTTTGATAATCAACTGATACAGTGTCAACTGAAGCACTAGAAAGAGTAACCGTAAAAGGAGCAACAACTGATCCTGTGTCTCCCTCTGTAACTACCACACTATTTATAGACAAAGTAGGTAAAACAGTAGGAGGAGGAGTTGTGTTTAATATCGACCCAGTGCCTCTAACCCTACTAATTACAGAATTAGTAGGAGATGATAAGTCTAAATAAAAGTCTCTAGTTGGAGCATAACTAGGGTTAGCAAGCACAGTTATTGAGACGTTTTGTGATACCTGATTTGGATTAAAGGTAACTATACCTGAACCGCCTGTATAATCCCGTCCAGTTAAAGCTGTGTTATTTACGGTTGTATATTGAACTGTGACTGTATCTTGAGATGCACTACTCAAAGTGACAACAAAATTCATATTGACCGAATTAGTAGTGCTAACGGTTACAGTAGGCGAACTAATACTTATTGACGGAATACTTCCAGTTTCATTGAGTGCAGCAAGTAGAGCGTTATATCGTGGTGAACTTGTCTGACCAACATTCTCTAGTACTCCCCATGAGCCGTATTTGTCAGGTGTTCTTGTACTGAGGTAGTTATTATATAAACCAGTAGGGACTAGTTCAAACCAATCATTTAAATGTCGTGCATAAAGATCTCCCATTCTCTGATCTCTATGAGCATTGATAAATAGGTTAGTTATTCCTGTATCGTTTTGAGTTGGTATATCAATACCTGATACGTGAGACTGTCCTTCATAAGCAAGTAGTTTTACACTATATTGATCAGCTTTGGCTTTATTGGCAACAATCCAACCTCTAGACTGTACAAGTGCACCGCCTTGTGGTCCATTAGGTAATATACCCCCTGTAGATAATTCTGCAATTATCTTACCTATCCCTCCGTCGCTATCGCTAAACCAACTTCTAATGGTTGATGCGTAAGTGGGAGAACCTAGATAAAACCCAAAATACGGAGCTATTGCTAAGCTCTTGATACCTCTATTATTAGGTGTTCTAGTTTGTCTGTCCCATGCACAGGCTAAAGCTCTATTTGCTGTGTAATCGTTAGCTGCTTGGGTAGCCATAACCACATCTACTCTATTAGTCTGTCCAACAAACACACTATTCCAAATATCTGCTATTTGGCAAGTACGCATAGAGAAGAAGTCTGTACCCTTGTCGGTATCGGTTGCTGTATAGTTTGGATAGTTGTTAGCTTGGGTAAAGATTGCTTTCCCCTGCTGAATCATATATCTATTTTGTCCAGTAAAGCCAGGGTTCCAATACTCGTTAGAGTACTCAACGTAAGCTGTTAAACCAGACTCTAGATTATTCCTGACGTAAGTAGCAAACTGAGTAATATAGTCGTTAGTGGCTAAGTGTGGCATACAGAACCACGCATCAGCATCTAACTTATTACACAAAGCAACCATCATCTCAATTGGTGCTTTGTCCCAAGCAGAGTCAGTTAGCTTTTGTCGATCACTCCAATTAACTTGGGTAGAGTTATTAGTTCTCATCCAGTCCATAAATCGCAAACACTTAAAGCCAGTCCATTGCGA